AAGGGTGGGGATGCGGCGCGCTTTGCGCTGCGTGCCGCTGGTGCCGACATGCCAGCCACCGCAGGCTTCGCAGCGGTAGGCCTGCACGGACTTGTCGCGGTTGCGCAGCCGGCGCGCGGCCTGCAGCGCGTGCTTGCGCTCCAGCGTGGGCTTGAGGCATTCGCCCTGTGCCTGTGCTCGGCGTGTCATGGGTGGTAGAGCTGCAGGGCCGCCATCGCTGTGCACACGGCGATGCAGCCGAACCAAAGGGTGAGTGCTGCTGCAGTGCGCATGTCAGCCTCCCGAGACGATCCATGCATAGCGCGCGGCGGCCAGGCGGCCGTGGCACTGGCGGTAGATGCGGTAGAGCTGGAGGAAGTCGCGCACGCGGGTCATTGCAGCCTCCGGAAGTCGACGGCCCATACCCAGGGGTTTGCGTCCCAGCTGCCGGGGCCGTTGATCTGTTCCCAGAGCGTCCTGTAGCTTTCCCGTGCGGATAGCGGCAAGCCTGCTGGGTCGCTGTAGTCGGCCCATTCGTTGTTGCCGGATGCGTCCCATCGTTCGATGCCCTCAGCGATGGCATCCGCATCGCTGATGTCCTGCAGCCGCTCAACGCGCACGCCGGTGACTTCGAGGGTGATGCGGCTGGCCCAGCGTGGCATGTGGATTGCCGGGACGGTGGCGCCTCGCTTGCCACAGTAGTGGTTCAGCTTGACCCAGTCATCGGCGGCTTGCCTGGTGTTCTCGATCGCGCGCCAGCCTCGGTCGGCCAGGTAGCGGACGCCGTCGAGGCCGTCAGGCAGTTCATCGGCCCGGCACGTTTCGCGCACCCACAGCCGGTCGCCGGGCTGGCCGTAGGGGCACCGTATCTCACGGCCACAAGGCCCCGCATCTTCATCAATCGGCACCAGTGGTGCCGGCGATCCGTTGCGCAGTTGCACGCCCGGGCCGCCGACGAACCCGGTGGGCTGCGGCTTCATCACCCGCCGCGTCTGCGTCTTGCTGTCATTCAGCAGCGCGCGAACCATCGACGCGGAGAAAAGAATCGGGAGATCTTTCATGGCCGGCCTCCCGCCACGCTCACGCCGTCGTCCAGGTTGCGCAGGCAGCGCAGCGTCTTGTCGTCCAGCCATTCGGGCGTGGCGTGTGGGCCGCAGACCTGCTGGCCTACCCACTCACGGCTGGCCAAGGCCTCGGTGTCCTGCCGAGCGACCTCGGCCTCCGCTTCGTTGTGAGCGGCATAAAGAAAGGCCGCGAAGATCACGGCCAGTAGGATGAGTGTGTCGGCTTTCAGCATTTGCGCTGGTCCTCTCGTGCTTCGATGAGTGCTTGAATCAGGCCGCCCGCGTTCGCCACGTCGATGCCGCCCCCGTTTTTCAGTTCGATGAACCCCACGCCCTGGTCGTTGAGCCAGCGCAGCAGGTCTGCCAGGGTTGCGTTCTCGTTCTCGCGCCGGATGCGCGCCTGCTGTTGTTCGCTGATGGCGGCGACGTTCATTGCGCGCCTCGCTGGTGCCGCAGTTGCAGATCCAGCGCACGGGCTTCGCGCTGGCGTTCGCGGGCCTCGGCCTCGGCGTACACCCGAGCGCGCTCGGCTGCGTCTGCGTTGCTATCGGGCTGCCGTGCGAGCGCTGGGAAGTGGCTGCACAGCACCCCGGCGATGACGGGGTTGATGTCTTTCATGGAGGCCTCCAGGCGTGGAAAAGCCCGCGCGCGGCGGGCTGGTAAGAAAGAACCGCCGCCCGCGCGAGACGGGCTTGCCAGCAGAAGGTTGAGGGAGGGAGGAAATGGCGCTGCTGGCGCGGTGGAAAAAAGAAAAAGCCCAGCACATAGGCTGGGCAAAAGGGCGCTGGTGCGCCCCGAGGGGTAAGAGGGGTGGTTGCGGCTACCTTCCGCATTTTTCGGGCTGCATTCCATAGGCCGCTTGTCACGAGCGCATTGCCCGTCCGCCGCACCGTCACAGGTCTGTCTGCCGCCTGAGCCACGTAGGCCGAGGGCTTCCAGTCATGGCAACCATCATTGAAGCGGGCCGGGCTTTACCGGCTGGGTGCTGGGTTCTCTATCTGCCCAGTCCGCAGGATCTGTGCATGTGCGCGCCTGCTACCGCGCGCCGCCGCTTCAATGATGGCCCCCGTCTTTCCGGGGTGTCATGCAGTACGTTGCAAGCGGGCCGCCAGGCGCCGCACATGCTCTGCCGAGCTACGCACGCTTTCGGCGTAGCGGAGGGCTTCGCATTGGTTGATGGTGCAAGGACTTGAACCTTGTCGTGCTTCGGCCAGCAGGCTGGAATCCATAACACTGCCATTCACCATCGCATCAGCCAACTACAGCCTCACGCCGCCTCACAGGCGCTACCTGGAACACAGCATCGGAAGGCCTTTCGGCGCGCAGTCGATCAAGCTACGCAAGCTGGCTGATGTGATGGCCCTGGCCTCTGGCTCCAGGAGACGGATCACTATCCGCACCATTTCGGCTGCAAAAGTTCACCGCGCCGCTCGGTGGAAAGGACGCTGCCATTTATGCCCCTGGCAGCCCCGGCTTTGCCCCGGGCAGTGGAGGGTGTGCTTTGTCGAGTCGGTGTGCTCCGACCGGGCCATGCTCCGCGTTCACAAGTCGCTGCAGTCATCCCGCGTTCCGCCCCACTCTGTAAGCACTGCGCGCAGCACTTGCAGAGTGGCCCTGTCTCCAGGGCTCTCTTGCCGGCATTCCAGCCGGCATGACCGTTTCGTTCTTGGGCGTCTTCCCCTCACCTGTTATTTGCCCCGTGTACCGCGCTTTGGTGGACTGGAGACGGGCCGGACTGCCCGCGCTTGCCGTGACCCATGCCCACGGTTCGCTCTTGTGCCCGACGAAGCGCCGCAGGTGGCGCAGCAACATGGGCATGCACGTTTTGAATGAGCCGCCAGGTGCCGCCGATCCAGCCCCACCGCGCTGCACTGGTCAGTGACCCCATCCCGCCTTCTGCTTCCTGTTTGGCTGAGCCCTGCGTGTCGCTCAGGGCTGGGTGGTGTGCATGGTTGCGCGTTGGAGATATTGTTAGCTTAAGCTAATTTTAAGTCAATAGCCTAAGCTAACAAATTTGGCTATACTCCGCCCATGCCCAATCCGGGCAGACGAAAAAAAGCCCGCTCATGGCGGGCTGGTTGGAGCGCGAGAGCGAAATGATTCAGTCGTAGTACCAGACCCCGTGATCCTTAGAGTTCTTTACGAGGTCGATGGAATGACTGCAATCGCTGCGGTTGACGTAGCTCTCGCTGCTTCTGGCAATGGGTTCTCCGTTGCGGGCGTAGTAGATCCAGTACCACTGCCCACTGTTGTCTTTGCGCTGGATATAACAAGGATAGGAAATCTCTGCCATGGAAAATATTCCTTTCAAAAGTTATGGATTCACCTACGAATACGAAGGGACTAGCTTCGTGTTTCATATTGTTGCGGAATCTAAGGATGAGGCAATAGGGCGCTTTCAGGCCATGACAAAAGCCAAGTTCGAGGGCGAAGCGAAACTGGCCGATGCCGGGAATCAGTAATTGCCCCATCCGGCGGGCGTAAAAAAGCCGCCTCGTGGGCGGCTGATCGCGGCGCCTCAGAACGGCGCGCGGGACACAATGACCTCGACCGGCCCGATCCCTGAATACACGCACCTGGCGGTGGGCAGCTCAACGACGGCAAACCAGTCTCTGCCGATCTGGTCGATGCGGTAGGCGTCGGCCGGGAGGGGCAGGATGCGCTCCTCAATCCACCCGAGCCAGCGAGGCATGCGCAGGAGGGTAGGGTGGTCAGGCGGATCGTTGCGTGACATCAGCCGACTTCGCAAGACCACTCTTGAACGTACCAGGCGCGGTCAACGTACTCCATTCCCATGAACTTGATGACGCCGGCGCAGAGGTAGGTCACCTTGGGATCGTAGAGAACGTGCTGCTTATCACCGAGGACACGCAGGACAGGAATGGTCCTCTCGCCACCTGGAATGGGCTCGTGCTTGAGCGATAGCGAGCCATGCATGCGGCGGGACATGCCAATGGGCACGCGCAACTGGCCTGCTTCGCGGATGACGGTGACTTTGGCGTCCATGACTGTATGTTTGTACAGTTATTTTGACATGGATGCCAGAGCCTAGACGTAAAAAAGCCCGCACTGGGCGGGCTTTGCAAAAATGTTCAGTGAATCACGCTGCTTTCTTGCGAGGCTTGTACTCGATCTGTTGCCCCCCAAAAGCCGCGATCACCTTGTTGGCCGCCTCGATACGCAAGGTTCCTTTGGACGCTTGACCCAGGAGATACTTCGGGAGCTTGTTCAGAATGTAGTTCTGCTGCAGCCATTCACGGAACGCACCCAAAGCGGCGTTGGGGTATGCGTATGACGGTTGCGGGTTGCTCTTGGCTTGTGGGTAGTAGTCTGGATATGCGTGGTCGTAGCGAGTGCGGGGCCCGAATTGGCTATCCAGGCCAGCCTTCTGCCAATGCTCACTCCATGCACGGCCCACCGAAATGTCTGGAACAACACGGTCGCTGATCATCACGCCACTGCGGATCATTGGGACGATCATGATGGCCATTTCCCGGAACACTCCCCAATGTCCCGTAGGGGCAGCGTCTTGCGTGAGGTCGACGCGGTCATGGAAGTGCTTCCAATGGTCAAGCACCTTCTGCTCTGGGCTGTACCCAACTGCCTCGTAAACAAATTCCCTGAACTTGCGTTTTGCTAAGGTGCGAAATGCACGAATTGCTTCTTGCCGAGGCTCCTTAGCCAGAAATGCGAAATACTCTAGGATCGCCAAGCACACGGGCTCGACGTAGGCATTGATCTCGGAGCCGTTATGTTCCGAGCGCAGGTAAAGCACTTCTTCGTGGTAGCCCGCTTGAATCAGCAGTTGGTTTATGACCTTTCCGCGCGGCTTGAATTTCTCGTCACCCCAGTTGACCGCCAACTCGTGGAGGCTCTTGTGGTCGATTCCGCACATGCGCGCCAAACCGCGGCCGCTCAAGTAGGGAACCCCACTTTCGAGCACGCCCATCTCTACGCCGTCGAACTCCGCTTGCTTTTCAACATGGAAAAGATCGGGCTGTTTAGGGGTGGGGGGTAAACTCCCTGTATTTGCCGGTAACCCGTTGATTTGTTTAGGGTTTCCGTGGGGGGTAACGGGTTGCCCGTTCATCATTTGCATGGCCTTTGCCTTTCAGGCGTAGTACCGTGCAACCTCGAGTTACTCAAATTTGATGCATTGCTGCAAAAAAAGGGTAGAATCCAAGGCTGCACAAGAAAGCAGAAGCGGATCTTTCTGAGGGACTCACGCAACTGCGACGTTTTGCCTAAAGTCACCGACCTCCCAGCAATGGGCGGTCGGTTTTCTTTTGGGCAAATCGGATTGTAACAGGGGTCTCGAACTAATAGCACTCACCTATCAAGAGTGCTAGGCAGTAAAAGTCTGTATCAATACACAGTGAGGAATTCCCGCTGCTTTTTCCGCCAACCCCACGGCGGCACAGCAGCCTCGCTCCATAACCCGCGCTGCGCATCCCTGGCGGCTTCCTGCAGCGGGTACAGGTGACCGTAACCTTTGGCGTAGCGGTCGTACACCCATGCCATGCCGGCTTGCACCTGGGCCGTTCCGGCATCCTGACCACGGCATTGCACATCGGCCACGGTGCGCCCGTAGCGATCCTTTGTCTTGGGCGTGATCGTCGCCTCGGTCTTGAAGCACAGATCGGCCAGGTGCTGCCTGCTGCGCTGGCCGAAGGGCTGTGCCTTTTCAGGCGCATCTATGGCGGCCAGGCGCACTTTGACTTGCTGGTAGGGGTGAGCGGCATCCTCGGTAGGACAGCGAGCGGTGAGTGTGTCGCCGTCAGCGATGGCTACGACGAGGCAGAGGAGGGCGACGGAGAGCAATTCAGTGCAATGGCTGCATCAGCCTGCTGGCCGGCATGGCACGAGCCACCGAGCCGAGGATGCTGATTTCGCTCATGGCACGCTCGCTGTCGGCCAAGTCGTACACCACGAACAGCGGCGACAGGTGTTCGGCAAAGGGGCCATTTTGGATGTCGCCTGCCTTGCGCATGGCGGCCCCAGTGGCCTGCGCGCTGGGGCCGATGATGTCGATCAGGTCGCTACCGTGCTGCAGGTCGAAGACATACTCGGTGTTGGATGCACCCCGGACGTGCGGGTGGCGCTGGTAGGGCGCCTGGGGGTTGCGGGCAATGATGTAGGGCTCCAGCTGGGCCACCATGTCTAAGGCCTGCGGTGCGGCCTGCAGGTGTTCCGCTGCCCAGGCGACTACGGCCAACAGGCCAGTAACGGCTTGGGCAAAGCCAGCGGCGGCTCGGTCTTGCCGTGTCAGCAGGTGGGCGTCGCCTTGCTTGCCAAGGGCCATGCGGTGGCGGGCAAGCAGTTCGCGCAGCGCGGCCTGGCGGGCGCCGTGCCACACATCCAGGCCCATGCCGCTGAGCTGGAACAGCGTGTCAGCGTTGTCGCCGATCTTGAGCTGGCCGTCGCCCGCCTGGGTGATGTAGAGGTTGATGGCGCTTCCGTCTGGCAGGCTGAATGGTGTGCCTATTTCCAGGCACAGCCCACCATCCAGCGCCTTGAGCGTCTGGCAGTCATAGCGGGTGAGCGATTGCGCCCAGTCACAGTTCAGCATGGCAATGCGGGTCTTCTACTTCAAAGGGCTGCACGGATGTTCTGGTGAAAAACCAGCAGAGCGCGCCCAACCAATTGTCGCAGTCTACGTCGGGATGCACTACCGGTGTTGGCTCTGATTCGCCCTCATGTTCATGAGGGCCGTAGATTGTCGTCGCGCCATTGTGCGTTCGCTTTCCTCGTGGAGCGACTTCCAACTGGTACACGCGATACCGCTTCTTCTGATGCAACCGCATGATGCTGAACAGAAACAGGCAGCGCGCGGTGTCAATGGGTGCCTTGATTTCGATTTGCAGGGTGTAGCCTGGCAGGGTGATGCCCTGAGCATCGACCAACTCGGCCACGCCAACAAGATGACCAACATGATTGCCGCGCGGCTTGAGCCCTGACCAGCGCAGGGCCTGCTTTGGGATATCGATCATGCGCTGGCTTCCATCCCTCTCTCCTAAAACTGCTCACTCCGCCACACCGTCAGCACCTTTCCCAGCACCTCGAAGTGCGGGTTCTTTGGCGATAGGTCGTAAGGAGGAAAGTCCGGGTTCTTCGAAATCACGCGCAAGCGCACCCCTGGCCCATCGAACTCGGGCACGCGCTGGATCAGCTTGATGAACCCTTCGTCGCCCACGCGGAAGAAGTAGACCCCCTCGTGGTCCACCACCTTCACGCCCGTGTCCACCAGCAGCGGATCGCCCGGATTGAACATGGGCTTCATCGAAGGGCCGAAGCCGGTCACGATGGCCAAGTTCTTGACCCCCGTGTGCACGGGCACATTCAGGCGCAGCCACTCGTGTGTGACCCGCCAGCTGCGGATGTGGCCGGGCGGGTTGTCGGTGAGGTTGAAGCCGTTCCCCATTGAGCCGCCGGTCTCGTCGTACTGGGTGATGACCAGGTCTGGCTCGCCGCCATCTGGAGATGGTGCAGCGTGAGGGGCAGGGGCGGATGTTGTGTCCGCAGCTCGGCCTACATCGCTAGGCTGCTTTGGCGGCTTCCCTTCGGCCAGCCATGCCGCAGCGACCTGCAGCTTGTAGTGCGCGATCAGCTTCTCGGCGTTTTCCCTGCTGATGGTGCGCGACCTTCTCAGGATTCCCGAACCAGTTTGACACGCTGGCAGGCTTCACCCCGCAGACCTCCGCGATCTCCGCTTTAAGTCCTCGGTGATGCGGCTCTGGAAAAACCTCGGCCAGTCGGTTCTGCAAGGTAGTCATTAGCCCAGCCTAACAATTAAATAGTTAGCCTGGGCTTGCATATATAGTTAGCGCAAGCTAAGATTTGGGCGCTATGAATGCCCAAGCCACTCAAATCATTGATGCGCTCGGCGGTACTGCCGCCGTATCGCGCATGTTCGGCCTTTCCATGCCCAGCGTGAGCAATTGGAAGAAGTCGGGAATTCCGCGGCCTCGAATGATGTATTTGGAGGTCGCCCACGCTGACAAGCTCAAGGGCATTGACACCATTGCCGCGACGCTCCCATCGGTAGCGGAACCCTCCCCAACAGCGGAGGCGAGCCATGGCTGATCAAGCAATCGCACAACTGTACGAGGCCGCCGAAAAAGCGATGCGCGAGGCGCCAGTTACAGAAGAGGGTCCTCTGGGGGCGGGGGCTCCACAAACCCCGCAATCACCTGTTTCACCAGAGCCGCCACACCCGGCTGTGCCAAAAGACCGGGCTGCACCAACGCCATCCCAAGCATCCGCTCCAGATACGTCTGCATCAACTCCTTGTTCGGGTGCGTCTGGAAAAGGGCGCGAATCATGAGTTCTGCTGCCACCTGCCTTGCCGCAAAGAACTCTGGCGTTCCCGCTACTGGCATTGCCCCTGTTTCGTTCATGTCCGCCCTCCTTGTGGCTGATGGTCGCGTGAGAACGACCATCGTAGCCCTTGGAGCGGTGGGCGCCCGTTTCAAGGAGCCTATTCATGGCTGACCCCGCACCCCACCTGTCCGCCATGGAGGCAGACGCCGCACGCCAGATCCTGGACATCCTCAGCGCATTGGACGCTGGGCAGGTCCAGCGCGTGCTCTCCCATGTCCAAGCGGATTTCGATGCTCATAGCGATGAAGCGCCCGCTTTCTCCCGCGGCATTGCGGGGCCACTGGGCAAGCTGATCTGCCCTGTTAAGACCAAGATCGATGAGGTCACTTTCGGTCTGTTCCTGCAGCTGTGCGCAGCGCGCCGAACAGACGTGGCTAGTGTGCTGCGCGACTGCATCTATGCCTTGGTACACGGTCAAGACCTATCAGCAGATGGTNGTGGAAAAAATCAACCATGACGCGCAGCGTACCGAGGCATTGGCCAAGCTCATAGGGCCTTATGGGGGCCCCGAATTTGGAGGAACTGCCTGATGTCTCCCGTCCCATTCATCGCCCGTACGCGCATGGCGCGCAAGCTGGGCCAGGAGGCTGCCGCGCGCGCGGAGGACCGCGCCAACGCCGATGCGCCTGGGTTCAGCGAGCGGGCTCTGGAGCACATTCGCGCGACCGCGGAACGTCTGGCGCCCGACGCGCGCGTGCGTGGCGAGGACATCGTGAACGCCGCCAAGGTGGCGGGCATCCGGCCGCCGGACGATCGGGCATTCGGTGCCATCTTCGCAAAGGCGATCCGCATGGGCCTCATAGAGCCTGTGGGGTATGCGCCGCGCACCAAGGGGCACGGCACTGCAGGTGGGCGTGTTTATGCGCGCGGGGAGGCCTTGTGAGTTTGCTTTTCAACAAGGAAGACATCCTGCTGGTGAATCGTCGCCTGGCGGCCATCATCGGCTTGAACGAGGCCATCGTGCTCCAGCAGATCCACTACTGGGTCAAGAAGAGAGGCGGTGGCGTTGAACATCAAGGTGCACGCTGGGTCTTCAACTCATTGGAGCGCTGGCAAGAGCAGTTCCCTTTTTGGTCGCAGGACACTGTGAAACGCGCCCTGGCAGCTCTTAAGTCCAAGGGCCTGGTGCGTGTTGAGAAGCTATCCGAAGTGGGGCGCGACCGCACCAACTACTACACCATCGACTACAAGCAAGTTGCACTGTTGGAAGCGGGCATTTTGCACCAATGCAACAGCGCAGATTGCACCGATGCATCGGTGCAAATTGCACCAATGGATCAGGGCAAATTGCACTCATCGATCGGTGCAAATTGCACTGATGCTAATAAGACAAAGACTACTCAAGAGACTACAACAAAGACTACTCTCCCGGCCGCTGCGCTGCCGGCCGCGAAGGTCAAAGCCGAGCTGGTGGACGAAAAAGAAACCGCTCTGCAGGCGGCATGCAGGGCAACCTGGAAGGCGTACAGCGACGCCTACGAGCGCCGCTACGGCACGAAGCCGGTGCGCAACGCATCGGTTAACGCCAAGGTCAAGCAGTTCGTGCTGCGCATCGGCCATGACGAATCGCCTGCCGTTGCGGAGTTCTACGTGGACCGTGTGAGCGATTCCTTCGTGGTGCGAAAGGTGCACGAGGTGGGCCTGCTGCTGTCGGGCGCCGAGGGCTACCGCACGCAGTGGGCGGCGGGCAAGGCGATGACCAGCACCTACGCCAAGCAGGTGGACCAGACCCAGAGCAACGCAGACGCCGCGGACGAGGCGCTGGCAATCCTGATGGCGCGCCGCCAGCCGGCGCAGGGAGGTGCGGCATGCCGCTGAACGACGACGAACTGACATGGCTGGTGCGCCAGCTCATGGCCACCGCCGAGCTGCTGGGCCAGGAGCTCAAGCCGAACGCCGCCGCGCTGCTGGCCGAGGACTTGTCGGCCTACGACCGCAACACCCTGGCCGCCGCGCTGCGGCGTGTGCGCACCGAGCACACCGGACGCTTGACGCCCAAGGCCATTATTGACCGCATCGATGAGCTGACCGGCCGTCCGGCAGCGAACGAAGCGTGGGCGCTGGCGTCGCAGGCGCTGGACGAGCGCGCCACCATCGTGTGGACGGGCGAGATGTCCGAAGCATGGGCTGTAGCCAGGCCGCTTGCGGCAGGCGGCGACATGGTGGGCGCTCGCATGGCATTCATAGCCGCCTACGAGCGCTTGGTGCGCGTGGCGCGGGAGGAGCGCCGCATGCCACAGGCCTGGGTGTCACTGGGCTGGGACACGACCGGCCGCGCCGCCGCCGTCGAGCAGGCCCATTCGAGCGGCTACATCACATCGCAGCAGGCAGCCGAAATGCTGCCCGCGCCGGAACCTACGCCGGGATTCAACCCGGTGGCGCTCTTAACCGGGCGCGTGGAGCCGACGCTTGGCGCAACGTCAGAGACCCGCCGCCGCCTTGCCGCGCTGCGCGCTGAGCTGGATGCCAAACATGAGGCACGTCGCCAGCAACGGCTGGAAGCCAGCCGCCGCGCTGCTCAGGACTTGGCAGAGCGCAAGGCACAGGCGCAGCGCAGGGTGGACGAGCGGATGGCTGCAGAGTCCAACTGCAGAGCACAGGAGGGTGGAACAGCATGAGCCGCGAAGCAGCAAATCGCCTGCTGGACTTCGTGCGTGCAGGAGGACACGCTCCGGACTCCGCGGTGCTGTTCGCNCTGTGGATCACCGGGGATCTTTGGACCACGGAGAGTGTTGATGGCTATTAGAAGAAAAATACAGTTCAGCAAGCGCTCCATCCTGGCGCGTGTGAGCAAGGGCCCGGTCAAGCTGCGGGAACTCGCCCGCGGCTCAGAAAACCACGAGTTGCGTAAGCGCCTGATGCTCCACGTCGATGCGCTGGTGGCCTGCGGTGTCATCAAGAAGCTTTGGATCGCCGGATTCCCCCACTACGTCACGGCGGACTACGAAGTCACCGATGAGCAGCGCATGCAGATGCTGCTGGAGAACGCGCGACGTGTTGATGGCTGCCTGGTTTGGGCGGACTACATCGACCCAAGCCGAGGGCCAATAGGTAGAGTGGGCCAGAAGGCGCTGTCGGTACGCCGTTTTGTCTGGTCGGTGAAGCGCGAGAAGCTTCCGCAGAGCAGAGTGATCCGCATGCTCGCGAGTTGTGAGGAAGGGTGCATTGAGTACACCCACATGCGCGTGGTCAACCGCAACGCCGACAGGAAGGGCCGCGCCGTAATGCCGGCTCACCGGCACAACATGACCCTGCCCGTGCGTGCCCGCCTCGGAAAACTGGACTGGGACAAGGTGCGCGCCATCCGCGCAAGCCATGAGCCTGCTGCGGTGCTGGCTGAGCGCTTCGGCGTCACGCGATCACTGATAGGACAGGTTCGCCGTCATGAAATCTGGGTGGAAGCGGGCGGGCTGTTCACGGGCCTCATGAATGAACGGAAGGCCGCATGACGCTCGATACCGCAACCCATCGTCACCAATGCGAGGTGCGAGAACTCATCCGGGCCAGGCGTGATCAAGCCCGCGGCGAGGAGTGGGTGCGCTCGTACCTGCGCGACTCCAAGGTATCGGGGCGGCGCGCGGCGCTGGTGCGCGACATCAAAGACCAGTTGGACAAAGGCAATGACGGCAGGGAGGGCGTATGGCTCTGACCGTGATGCTGCCGTGGCCTCCCAAGGAACTGAGCCCGAACGCGCGCACTCACTGGGCGCAGCTGGCCAAGGCCAAGAAGGCCTATCGGGCCGCCTGTGCCTGGACCGCGAAAGAGCAGGGCGCCCGCCACATCGAAACCGCAAAGCTGCATGTGTCCCTGGTGTTCTACCCGCCCAGCCGTCGGGCTTATGACCTGGACAACGCGCTGGCGCGCATGAAGTCGGGCCTCGATGGCCTGGCCGATGTGCTGGGGGTGGACGACAAGCACTGGAGCCTGAGTATCGACCGATCGGAGCAGGTCGGCGGGTACGTCAAGGTGCGTGTGGAGGTGATTGAGTGCGCTGCGTGATGTGCAACCGCCCTTTGTTCACTGCCCTGGTGTTCATCGCCGGTATGCCGGTGGGTCCCGTGTGTGCACGGCGCGCCGGGCTGGTGGAGTTGGCGCGCAAGAAGTCCGGCGCGCTGCGCCTAGGGCGTGGCCATGTACCGGCCGCACGCCGGGAGGATTCGCAGACCCTGGATCTGTTCGCGGAGGTGTCCAATGCCTGAGATCGTTTTGGTGCGCCAGGAGGACATAACCGTGACCGAGGCCGACAAGGACGCCGCGCGCAGGGTGTTGTTCGGCACCGTGGACGGACTGGGCGAGCCCAACCGCCGCAAGTGGCGCCGCTTCATGGCCATGCTGTTCCGCATGGAGCCTGGCGAGATGGCCACGATCAAGACCCACAAGGCCCGCTCGGGTCCCTTCCATCGCCGGCACATGGCTCTGGAGCAGCGCGTGTTCGACGCGCAAGAGCGGTTCGAGGACTTCGAGCGCGGATTCCGCGACTGGCTCAAGGTCGGCGCCGGGCATTGCGACTGGCACCCCGGGCCGAAGGGCGGCGTGTTCCCCGTGCCGAAATCCATCAGCTACAGCGAGATGGAGGAGGGCGAGATGCGCGAGTTCCACGACGCCGCGGTGGCCTTCCTGCGCACGGAGCATGCCGGCCGCACGCTTTGGAAGCACCTGGGCCCGGCTCAGCGGACGGAGATGATCGAGTCCGTGCTGTCGGAGTTCGGCGAATGAAGCGCAGCACCCCGATGAAGCGCACCGGTTTCTCCCGCAGCAACCCGCCCCAGCGCCAGAACGAGCTGGCCAGCCTGATGCGCGAGCAGCGCCTGGCCGAGCGCGCCGCCCGCGCGATGGCCGAGGTCCGGCCGCGCGCAGCGGTGGTGGTCAATTCCGCCCGGGCCGAACCAGTGACCAAGTACGCGCCCGTGCGCAGCGAGCGTTACCGCCGGCTGGTGGCCAACCTGCCATGCGCAATCTGCGGGGTGCCAGGCTATTCCCAGGCCGCGCACGCCAACACCGGGAAGGGGATGGGCCTCAAGGCCTGCGACCTGACCTGCTTTCCTGCCTGCGGCCCACGCCCAAGCATTCCGGGCTGCCACGCCGCGCTGGACCAGGGCGCGTTGTTCACCAAGGCCGCGCGCCGCGAGCTGGAGCCCGTGTGGGCCGCCGACACCCAGCGCCGCATCCACGCCATGGGCCTGTGGCCCCAAAACCTGCCATATCCGACCGACCTCGCCGCATGACCACCACCAGGGAGCACACCATGACCATCCAGACCACGCCACAGGCGGACAAGCGCAGCAGCCGCGTCCAGGTGCTAGAAGCCATTACCGCTCTATCGAACTACGAGATGCCGGTGACGAGCGAAACCATCGCCCGCCACACCGGCCTCAAGGCCGTTACCGTGGCCGACTGCATCAAGGAGCTCAAGGAGCGCGAGGAAATCTGGTCCCCCGAGCGCGGGGTGTACCGCGTGCAGCGCGGAGAGACGAGCATGGCCGTGTCCGTCACACCCACGGAGGATGGCGGCGTGAAGATCGAGAAGGGCGATGTCGTTCTGGCGCTGAACCACCACGAATGGCGCGTGAAGCTCGCCCCGCTGGCCGCCGCGGGCGCTTTCCAGACCATCGCCATCGAGCACGCCCACAACACGATGATCCTGGCTGAGCGCAACCGGAAGCTGGAGCGGCGCATTGCGGCCCTCGAAGGGCTGATTGGGGCCGACCCGGCGCAACGGGGTTTGTTGGAGCCCACGGCCTCCTGAGAACGCCCCCGTATAGGGTTCGACACCCCAGGGCCCGCCGGGAATCATCCCCGGCATGGCCACATCACCGGCGGGAAAGCAGCCCGCGCCCCGCAAGACCCCCGCAAAGAAGCCTGCCACCCCAGCAAAGAGGGCGGCAGGCAAAGCCGCGCCTGCGCCAGCCAAGAAAGCACCCGCAAAGCCAGCACGCAGCGTTGCAAAAAAAGATAGCACGGTACCAGCGCCGCAACTGGGATTGAACCCGAAACAGCAGCGTTTCGTGGATGAGTATCTGGTAGACCTGAACGCCACCCAGGCGGCCATTCGCGCAGGCTACAGCGTTGACACGGCAGGGTCGATAGGCCACGAGAACCTGAAAAAACCTGAAATCCAGCTCGCCATTGCGGAGGCACGCAAGCAGCAGCAGGAGCGCACCGGCATCACCGCCGACCGCGTGCTGCTGGAGATTGTCCACGTCGCACTGGCCGATGCCCGCGAGCTGGTCGAGGTCAAAACCGGCTGCTGTCGCTGCTGCTACGGCGAGGGGAACAAGTACCAGCGCACCGTGGGCGAGATGAACCGCGACCGCGAAGCCTGGGTAGAAAAGGGCAGGAACCCGGCCGAGTTCGATGAGGCCGGCGGCATCGGCTTCAACCCGCTATTGCTGCCCAAGGTGGATTGCCCCATCTGTGGTGGAGACGGCCAGGCGCGCACAGTGCTCAAGGACACGCGCCACCTGAGCGCGAGCGCCGCCGCACTGTATGCCGGAGCCAAGCAGACAAAGGAGGGCATCGAGGTCAAGATGCATTCCAAGATGGATGCGCTGGAGAAGCTGGCCAAGCACCTGGGCATGTACGAGAAGGACAACCAGCAGAAGACCGATCCGCTGGCCAGCCTGCTGCACGCCATCGCCAAGGGCAACGGCAATGCGTTCCAGCCGGTTGCGCAAGATCCTGAGCACGGCAAGGGATGAGCATGCCCGTCGTGTCCGATACGCCGCTGACGCCCCTGCCGACCAACGCAGAGGAACTGGCGCGTTGCCTGGCTGATCCTGAGTGGCGCCTGTTCTCCGGGTGCCTCTACAAGATCATGATTAAGGGCGACGACAAGGTGGCCGAGGACGGCAGCATCGAAGAAGGCGATGCCTACGTGCTCCCCTTCAAGCCCAATCTTGCGCAGCGCCGATTCATCACACGGCTCTGGCACCGTAACCTGATTCTCAAGGCCCGCCAGCTGGGGTTCACGACCCTGGTTGCAATACTCTGGCTGGACCATGCCCTGTTCAACGCCGACCAGCGTTGCGGGGTCATCGCGCAGGACCGCGAGGCGGCCGAGGCCATCTTCCGCGACAAGGTGAAGTTCGCCTACCAGAACTTGCCCGACGAGATCCGTGAGCGTTTCCCCCTGGCGCGCGACAGCGCCAGCGAACTCCTTTTTGCGCACAACAACTCCAGCGTGCGCGTGGCCACGTCCATGCGCTCCGGCACCATCCACCGGCTGCACGTCTCCGAGTTCGGAAAGATTTGCGCGAAGTACGCAGACAAGGCGCAGGAGGTGGTGACGGGCTCCATCCCGGCCGTTCCGACGAACGGCATCCTGGTCATCGAATCGACCGCAGAAGGCCGCGAGGGCGAGTTCTTCAAGATGGTCCAGATCGCGGAGGCGAACCACGCCAGCCGCAAGAAACTCACGCCGCGCGACTACCGCATGCACTTCTATGCGTGGTGGCAGGAGCCGAAGTACCGCCTGGACTCGCGCACGGTGTCCATCACCCGCGAAGAACACGACTATTTCGACATGGTCGAGGCGACGGTGCAGCGCGACATGGGCATCGAGATCAATATCGACGCCGACCAGCGGGCTTGGTATGTGGCCACCAAGCGGGCGGACTTCTCCGGCGCCGAGGAGAAGATGTGGCAGGAATACCCCAGCTTCCCTGCCGAGGCGTTCCAGATCAGCACCGAGGGCAATTGGTACGCCAAGGACATGATTGCGCTGCGCAAGCGTGGCGGCGTGACCCGCGTGCCTATGCTGGATGTGCCGGTCAACACGTTCTGGGACATCGGTAACAGCGACGGGTGCGCCATCTGGTTCCACCAGGAAAGCCGCGGCGAAGACCGCTTCATTCGCTACTACGAAGCCCACAACGAGGATTTGCGCCACTACGTCAAGGAGCTGCGCGACTTCGGCTACCTGTTCGGCACGCATTTCCTGCCGCACGACTCGGACCACAAGCGGCTGTCGGACTTCAACCGCAGCACCAGGGACATGCTGCAGGACTTGATGCCTGGCGAGCGGTTCACGGTGGTCCCGCGCATAACGGAGCTGGTGACGGGCATTAACCAGACGCGCAAGCACATGAAGTCGGCCTATCTGGACGAAACCGGCTGCGAGAAGGGTATCCGCCGGCTGGAGGGCTACCGAAAGAAGTTCAACCGGGCTGAAAACCGCTTCACCGACCTGCCAGACAAAGGCAACGGGTGCAGCGAAGGCGCAGACGCATTCCGCCAATGGGCGCAAGCCAAAGAGCTTGGGATGGTCGGAGCGCAGGCCAACAACCACTACGAAGAACCCGAGGCGCCCGATTGGCGCATGTGACCGAGGCCGACCCCATGAAATACCTCAAGCCGCCCCAGACTGCCGACCTCGGCGCCGCCATCACGCTGTCCGAGTACGCCGACATCATCGACCAGGCCATCGACCAGCCTCCCTGGCGCGCCCAGGCCGACATCGAGGCGGACTATGTGGACGGAAACCAGCTCGACTCCCGTCTGCTGCAGCGCCTCAAGGCCATCGGCATCCCACCGGCAAAAGAGAACATCATTGGCCCGGCCATCGCCGCAGTGTGCGGCCACGAAGCCAAGACGCGCACCGACTGGCGCGTGACGCCGGACGGTGACCCCGGCGGCCAGGATGTGGCTGACGCCCTGAATTTCCGCATCAACCAGGCCGAGCGCCACAGCAAGGCCGACGCGGCCATGAGTGATGCCTTCCGCGCGCAGGCCAGCGTGGGGCTGGGATGGGTCGAGGTGGCGCGGGCATCGGACCCGTTCTCCTTCCCGCACCGCTGCCGCTACGTGGGCCGAAATGAAATCTTCTGGGACATGCGCTCCCGCGAGAAGGACTTGAGCGACGCCGGCTGGCTGCTGCGCGAGCGTTTCGTGAAAAAGCAGCAGGTCGCGGCGGCCTTCACGGAGCACCGGGAGCTGATCGCGCAGGCCGACGCCGCCAGCGGCATGGGCGGCTATGGCGGGTACGTGGTGGAGGGCGGCGTTTCGACCGGGCTGCAGGCGGGAATGGATACCCGCCGAGCCTGGACGACACGGGAGCAGGCCTGGTACCGGGAGGAATCTGACGAGGTGTGCCTGGTAGAGCTCTGGTATCGGCGCTGGGTCAGCACGGTGGTGCTCAAAATGCGCGGCGGCCGGGTGGTGGAGTTCGATATGGCGAACCCGAATCACCAGGCGGCTGTTGCAGGGGGCCACGGCATCCTGGAGCGCGCCACCGTGGCCCGCGTGCGGCGCAGCTACTGGATGGGCCCGCACTGCCTGCACGACGGCCCGAGTCCATACCCGCACCCGCATTTCCCCTACGTGCCTTTCTGGGGCTACCGCGAGGACATGACCGGCATCCCGTTCGGCCTGGTGCGGGACATGATTTTCCCGCAGGACAACCTCAATTCGACCATCGCAAAGCTGCGCTGGGGCATGGCGGCCGCCCGCACGGAGCGCACCAAGGGCGCCGTGGCCATGTCGGACGAGCAGTTCCGCCGGCAGATCGCGCGGCCGGACGCGGACATCATCCTCGACGCCGACCAGATGGCCCGACAGGGCGCGCGCTTCGAGGTCAAGCGCGACTTCCAGCTCAACGCACAGCAGTTCCAGCTGATGGCCGACAGCCGCGCGGCGCTGGAGCGCGTGAGCGGCATCACGGCCTCGCTGCAGGGGCGCCAGGGCACGGCCCGCTCCGGGCTGCAGGAGCAGACCCAGCTGGAGCAGTCCCAAGTCTCGATTGCCGATCTGATGGACAGCTTCAAGGAAGGGCGCACGATGGTGGGCGAACTGCTGATGGCGCTCATCATCGAAGATATGGGAAGCGAGGAGCAGACCATCGTGAGTCGANGGCGACACGCTCAACCCGCCGCGCACGGTGNNGCTACAACCGGCCCGACGGTCGGACCCGGACGACCGGGATCGCCCTACCTGACGACAACGACGTGCAGCGCACGCGCCTGCTGGTGGCTCGTGGAGGACCGTGCCCACGTCCAGCAGCTTCCGCGCCCAGCAGCTCAATGCACTGTCGGAGTCCATCAAGGCCATGCCGGCCGAGCAGCAGCAGGTGGTGTTCCCATTCATGGTGGACCTGATGGACCTGCCGCGCAAAAAGGACGTGGTGGAGGCCCTGCGCGCGGCCAGCGGCCAGGCCGACCCCGAGGCCATCCGCGGCCAGGTCAAGAAGGAGCTGATGCACGACATCAAGGAGCGCGAGCTGGCCCTGCGCGAGCGGGAGGTGGCGGCGCGCGAGGGATTGATGGCGGCGCAGAAGGTGCAGGTCGGCGTACAGGCCAGTTACAGCGCCATGCAGGCCGGCGCCCAGGTGGCGCAGATGCCCATGATCGCGCCCATCGCCGATGCGGTGATGGAGGGCGCGGGCTACCAGCGCCCGAACCCGGGCGGACAAGACCCGAACTTCCCCGTGCCGGCGGCACCTGTGGAGCCTGCTGATCCCACTGCACAAGCCCTCGATGTGCAGGCCAACACCAGCCCGGCATTCCCGCCCGTGGCCCAGCAGCCCGAGCAGGGCATGACCGGCATCGAGACGCCCAGCACTGCCGACAACATCTGACCCCCCTGTAGGGTTCGCGCGTTTCTCCGCCCGTGATGACACTGCTTCCAGCCCGCTCGTGAGAGCCGGCCCTTCCCACCGCTGGAGAGTGTGACGGCTGGGGCTTCGGCCCTGGCCTGATCCTCAAAACGGTGTGCCCACCAACCGCCGGATGGATGTCCGGCATGGAGCACAAGTGACAACCGAAGCACAGCAACTGCTGGATGCGGCCTTCGCCGGCAAGCTCGACCTGGATGCGGACGCAAGCCAGGCCGTCGCCACGACCACCGCAAACGGCACAGCAGGTCAACCGACCGATACCACCGCCCCCACCGATGCACCGGCATCGCGCCCAGCCGCTCAGGATGACGAGCCCGCAGGAACGCCGATCGCCAGCAAGTCTGGGGCCTACACGATCCCCTACGAAAAGCTCACCGAGGCACGCCACGCCCGCGACACGCTCAAGGCCGAGAACGAGGCCCTGAAAGCGCAACTCGCGGACCTGACCACTGCCCAGGCCCAGAACCTCGCCACCGCTCAGGCTCAGGCGCAGGCCCGCGCGGATGCCGGGCAAGCACCGACCCAGGCGGACGCCCATCTCGCTGCAGCGCAGGCCGCCGTAGCGCAGGGCGTGGACGCATCCCTGTTCGGGGATTTCTCCGAGGAAGCACTGGCCGGCGGTATCGCCAAGCTGGTGGACCAACGCGCCGCCGCCCTGGTGGACGCGAAGCTGGCCGCGGCCCTCGCGCCGTTCCAGCAACGCGAAGCCAAGAGCGCGGCCGAGTCCCACCAGAACGCCATTTACACGGCCCACCCCGACGCCGACGAGGTGCACGAGTCGGCCGAGTTCAAGGCGTGGATGGGCAGCCAGCCGGGTTTTGCTCGCGCCGCCATCGAGCAGACGCTGGCCAAGGGCACGACGGAGCAGGTGATCGAGGTGTTCTCGGCATTCAAGGCCGCGGCCGGCAAAGGCAATCCCGCCGATGCCGTGACCAAGGCCCTGGCCAAGGCGCAGCAGCAGCCACCGACGAGTCTGTCGGACCTGCCGGGCGTCGCGGCATCGGGCGCCGGTGATGCGGAGCGGGTCGCCGCTCTGGCTGGCGATCCTGCGGCATTGCTGGACTTCATGGCGGGTTTGAGCCCTGAAAAGCAGAACCGGCTGATGAACAGCGTGGTGTGACAGCCGCGCGCATTGAGTAACCGGGCCACCTCGTGATGAGGCAGCCCCATCCCATCGAAGGAGGTCCACATGACCAAGACCGTTGTGGGCGCGGGTTCCCCGAACGCCCAATTCGTGCAAGCCGCTGGCCTGTTCGCACAGTCCATGCAGCGCAATTCGACGCTCAACCGCATGGTCGGCAAGATGCCGTCCAGCGAGGGCGAGGTGAACCAGGTGCTGCGCAAGCAGACCAGCACCGATCTGCCCATCGTGCGCACGGTGGACCTGTCCCGCGGCAAGGGCGACGAGGTGGAATTCCACTTCGTGCAGCCTGTCGGCGCCTATCCGATCATGGGTAGCCGCATGGCCGAGGGCAAGGGCACGGGCGTGTCGCTGGACAAGGCCCGGGTGCGTGTCAACCAGGCGCGTTTCCCCGTGGACGTGGGCGACACGATGACGGATCTGCGCTCGCCCGTGGACTTCCGCAAGATCGGCCGCCCCATCGCCCAGTCGCTGATGGACAGCTACCAGGACCAGTCCATGCTGGTGCACATGGCCGGCGCCCGCGGCTATCACGACAACATCGAGTGGCGCCTGCCCACGGCCGACCACGCCGACTTTGCCGAGATGGCCATCAACGAGGTGAAGGCTCCGACCAAGAACCGCCACTTCGTCGCCGACGCAACGGCCATCAAGCCCTTCGCGGTGAATGCCGGCGAGGTGGACCTGGCCACGACCGACCTGCTGGACATGGATGTGGTGGACAGCATCCGCACGGTGATCGAGTCCATTGCGCTGCCCCCGCCCGCGATCAAGATCCCGGGCGACAAGGTGGCCGAGGATTCGCCGCTGCGCTGCCTGCTGGTGTCGCCGGCCCAGTACCACAGCTTCGCGCAGGACACGTAATTTCCGCCAATTCCAGGCCAACGCCATCGCGCGCGCCTCGAAGGCGGAAAAACCACCCCCTGTTCCTGGGCGAAGTGGGCCTGTGGAATGGCATCCTGATCTGCAAGATGCCCAAGCCGATCCGCTTCTACTCTGGTGACACGATCCGCTACTGCGCGTCGAACACCAGCGAGACGGAATCCACTTGCGTGGTGCCTGCGGGCTTCGGCACGACCCACGCTGTGGACCGTGCGCTGCTGCTGGGTGGCCAGGCGCTGGCGCAGGCCTTCGCATCGAGCCGTCACGGTGGCATGCCCTTCTTCTGGAAGGAAAAGGGCTTCGACCACGACGACAAGATGGAGCTGCTGATCGGCGCCATCCAGGGCCTGGCCAAGGTCCGCTGGCTGGTGGACCAGGGTGGCGGCACCAAGCACTTCACCGACCACGGCGTCATCGCCATCGACACGGCCGTGCCGATCATCGGCGCTCGCCAGTAAGCCATGAGACTCCAGGCCGCGCGCGGCGGCCTGGGCTCACCCATTCGGTTCAATTCTGATTACGGAGGCTGACATGGCCACGATCACCAAGAAGGTAAATCCCCGCGTCAATGTGGGCGCGACTCCCTGGGGCAATGCCCACGGCCTGCAGTACACGCTGCAGACCGCATCCAACGGCGGCGCTTTCGCGGCCGACACCGGCGCCCCCATCGCTTCCGGCGACAAGGTGCGCCTGGGCCTGATCCCCGCCGGATCCACGCTGCTGGACAGCCAGGCCATCGTTTCCACCGCCTTCACGGCCGCGGTGGTGGGCGACCTGGGCTTCGAGTACGCGGACGGCGTGGACAGTGCGGCCGTGCCGCAGGATGCCCAGTATTTCGGTGCCGGCCTGGTGCTGAATGCGACCGGCCGCCTGCGCAACGCGACCACCAAGGCGCCAGTGACGCTGCCCAAGGACGCCTGGCTCGTCCTGACCACCGGCGGCGCGGCTAACGCCAAGGCCGCCCGCGTGGATGTGCTGCTGTCGGTGGCTGCCGAAGGCGCCGCGTAACCCCGCAGCGCGCTCATGAGACAAGCCGGCCCGCCCGGCTTGTTTCGCATGAACCCCCTACAGGACCACTGACATGAACCTCACCCGCCTGGCCTACAACGGCCGCAAGACCTACCGCGACAAGCACATGGGCATCACCTGGGAGCCCGGCGACACCAACCTGGTGACGCACGAGACGGCCAAGAAGCTGCTGCGCTTCGCGGAATTCGCCCACGCCGAGCACGAAGCCGAGCGCGCCAAGAAGCCGGCCAAGGGCAAGAAGGCCGAGGAAGGCGAGAAGCCCGACGACACCCTCGACCCCGAAGTGGAGGCGGCCATGCTGCGCGAGCAGGAGGCCGAGCGCGCCAAGGACCAGGAGCGCCAGCAACTGGAGTCCATGCTGCTGACCGTGGAGTCCATGGGCAAGTCGGCCTTGGAGGAATACGCGCGCAAGTACGAGGTAGAGCTGGACAAGCGCCTGGGCGTGGGCAAGCTGCGCGCCGAGGTCGCCAACCTGGTCGAGCAGTTCNGGGTGCGCTGACATGAACCTGGAGCAGCTGATCGCGCGCTTTCGCATCGAGGCCGGCGACCTCGTTGAGCCCTACCTGTGGGAGCCTGAATGGCTCGCCAATTGGTTCAGCGAGGCGCAGGACGAGGCGGTGGTGCGCGCGCGGCTGCTGCTGGACGACTACACGCCGGCCGTGACGCAGATTGCCGTGGCTGCCGGCACGGACAGCTACCCGCTGCACGCCAAGCTGTACGAGATTGCCAGCCTGCGCCTCGTGCCCACCGACCAACGCCCCTGCGCGCCACTCCTGGTGTCGCGCGAGTGGCTGGACCGCAAGGTGCCGGGATGGCGCGATCTGCCGGCGGGCACGCCACGCTGGGCCATCCAGACGGATACGCGCCTGCGCCTGGTGCCGGTGCCGGCGGTGGACGGGGCGATCCGGCTGGAGGCGTACCGGCTGCCCATGAAGGTGCTGGCCAACGACAACGACAAGCCCGAGATCCACGAGGCGCACCACATCCACCTGGTGCAGTGGGTGCTCTACCGGGCCTTCGGAAAGCCGGACGCCGATGCGCATGACCCGCAGCGATCGGCGCAGGCGCTGGCCCAGTTTGAACAGTATTTCGGCCTGCGGCCCGATGCCGACCTGCGCCGCTCCACGCGCGCGGACGAGGTGCAGGCAAATGTGAGCTATGTGCTCTGAGGACTCGCCATGTACGGATTCACCCCCAAGAGCAACCCTGCGGCGCAGCCCGCACCGTTCGGCGCCCGCGGCGTGGAGCAGGTCCGCGCCCTGATCCCCGCCGTGCAGGCCATGGGCTACCCTCAGGCCGCGCCGGCCTCCGCTTCCAACACCGAACGGCTCAAGGCCATGATCCCGCAGATGGAGGCCATGGGCTTCCAGCAGCAGGCTGCCGCGCAGCCTACGCAGTACCTGGCCAACGGCGGGATGATCGAAGGGCCCGGCACGGGCACCAGCGACTCCGACTCCCCGACGAGATGGAGCCCGGCACCTACATCATGCCGGCCGACTCCACCGCCCAACTGGGCTTTGGCAAGGCCAAGCGCGGCAAGGTGCCAGTGCGCGTGAGCAATGGCGAGTTCGAGCTGCCGCCCGAGAAGGTGCAGGCCATCGGCGCGGCCGTGCTCGATGCCGTCAAGGGCGTGACGCATGCCCCGGCGCAGCCGCGCGGCTTCCAGCCCAAGGGCACGGAGCCCGAGCAGTTCTTTGCCGATGGTGGCAATGTGCGCCGACCCGGTGAGCCAGCAGCCGCGGGCGGCGAGGGTGGCGGCATGAGCAAGGAGGCCGTCATGGAGGCCATCCGCCGCCAGGCCGGGCAGTCGCAGGAGGCGCCGCAGCAGCCCAAACAGGGCATTGCGGCCATGGCCACGGATTTCCTGCGCAACCCCGGAGGCATCCTGAAAGACCGTGAGCGCCGCGCCGGGCTGTATGCCGATGGCGGCGTTGTGGAGGACGAGGCCAAGCGCCTCGCCTCACCGTCCAATATCTATCCCGGCAACCGCACGCAGGGAGCCAGCGGGTTCAGCGGAGCGCCTGCTGGCCAGGCTGCGCAGGCTTCCACGCCAGCGCCAGCTACGGAATCTGGCATGCCTGCCCGCAATCCTGGTCCCTCAGAGCTTTACATGAACGACCGCACCCAGGAACTGCGCCAGCAGGTCGGTGCAGGGAACTACGCGCAGGCGGCAGGCACTGCCGCACGCACCGCGGTGCAAGGACTGGGCATGTACGGGCTCGAGGCGGCGGACAAGGTGGCCACCCCCGTTATCAATGCTGCCAAGGGCTTCGGCGCCGGACTGTTCGGAGCCGAAGCTCAGGCTGCACCTGCGCCAACGCCATCGGCCGCCGCACCTGCAGCGACACCCGCCAGCCGGCCTGTGGTGCCAAGCGCAGCAAACCCGACCGACCAGCGCTTGGCCTCAGGGGTCCAGACCGGGCCGACCAGCACGACGACGGTTGCGCCCGTGCCCACCACGGCGGATGCCGCTACGTCAGGCAATCAGATCAGTCCCGGCGTGTACCAGCACGGCCGCGGACAGTACAGCGACCAAGCTGGTGGCATGGGTTTGCCGCAGAACTTCACAGGACAGCCCAATGTCCAGAACAACGCTGCAGCGGAGAACCTGGCTCGCGGGTTCCAGCCTGGTGCGTCGCAAACCCGTGTCTCTGGACCTGCTGGCGTGACGGCGCCCACCGTGCTGCATAGCGGCAACAGCTGGCAGGCCCGCAACGATCTGCGCAATCTGGAGGTCGGCGCGTCGAGCATCACGAACCAACCCGGTTTCCGAGACACCACGCAGGCGTGGAGCACGCGTCGAAATCCATATGGTGGTCCCACTGCGGCCACCCAGGCTTACCAGACTGCGCTGGCAGCGGATATCGCTGCGCGCGGCGCCCAGCCGGCCTACGACATGAAGGCGGCTCAGGAGAACGCAGCCACCCAGCGCGAAGGTATCCAGCAACAGGGCGCGAACCAACGCGCCTCCATCTCCGCCGGCATCGACCAGCAACGCGTCGGTATTGAGGGCCAGAAGGCTGCGGGACAGATTGAGGCCCAAGGCATCGCCAACCGCCAAGCCCAGCAGCAGGAACAGCTGCGTGCAGTCCTGGCCGATCCGCAAGCCTCCGTCACGCGGAAGCTGGAAGCTCAGCGCACGTTGCGCGCCATGGCCGGCAAGGCCGAAGAGGACCGCTGGAAGGCCGTGGCCCTGCAGGGTGGCACAGACGCCCAGGGCAACCGTACCGAGAGCATCCTGGGGGCTGTCAATGAGCGCACCGGGGAAATGAAGCGGATGGATGCGGGGCAGGGCGGTGCGAAGCTGCCACAGGTTGGCGCTGTGGAAGGCGGTTACCGATTCAAGGGCGGAAACCCCGCCGATTCCCGAAGCTGGGAGCGTGTTTGATCACCGGTACTTGTTCCATGGGCCGTCTTCGTCATACAGCCGCAGACAAGACACCCCCACCATAGCCGCCGCCTGATGGCTCCGGGTGTCGCCGGCCTTCTTGGCGGTGCACTCGGCGCCGGACTTGAACCCGAAGAAGCCGCGTCCGGAGCCCTGCTTCACCGCCTGCAGTCCGCCCGGGTTCTCGGCCAGGCAGAGTTGGTGGATGGCCAGCGCAGCCACGTCGTTCGCCGCGCCCGGGGCTTTGTCCAGCACGCAGGTGGCGTAATTGGCGGCCCAGGCTGGAGCCGAGATCAACAGGAGGCAGGCGAGGGCAGAGCGCATGGGCGGAATGTAGCAGGCGTGGCCTGAACGCCAATTTCCGCTGAACAGCTGCAAAAAACGTTGCTGTTCCGGCGATATTTTTGTGGTGGTGGCAAAATAGCCAGACTGTTGGCATTTGTCGGAGCTGTGACAACAGAGCTTTCAGTCTTTTTCGCGTTCGTGGAGCGAACTCAAGGAATAAACATGTACAGAGTCGGAAACCCATTCTGGCGCTTCCTCGCCAGGCTAGGTATCCCGCTGGTTGTCCGTGTGGACGTAGTGTTCGACAGTGAGGCGGACGTCTATGTGGCTACCAGCCCAGATCTGCGCGGCCTTGTTGCCGAAGCCAAAACGAAGGACGAGTTGATCTCGTCCGTCTATGACTGCGTGGATCTCTTGCTTGAGGATCAGGTTCATCAGCCTCTCAAGCACAAGCCGCTTGCGGCGTGGGATGGCGAACTGCGCTGCGCATGAACGGCTTTTACAGCCGTGTGATCGAGGTTCTGAGGCAGCACGGTTTTGAGATGAGGCGTCAAAAGGGGTCACACCAGTCCTGGTGCCGCAAGAATCTCTGCGTGACCGTGTCGACCAACTGCGAGTCGCGCCATACGGCTAACGCCATCATGAAGCAAGCGGGGATTGACCACCGCTTCTGAGATAAGAGCCCGCTTCGGCGGGCTTTTTCTTTGGCCCGCCTCCTACGTGTGGCTGTCTTATCGCACCGCCCAATGCTCCTTCTGACAAGGAGCACATACATGGCAGCCAATCCCATCGAACACCCCGCACACGAGGTTCCAGAGACTCTTCCCATTCCCCCGGGTGATCTGCCACCCAGCCCAGAGAAGCCCACGCTCCCTCCTCAGCCGAGTCTCCCGAACGGTGACCGCACTGACCCGTACCAAGGAGAGGTCGAGGATGAGAGTGGAGACCCGGTAGGGAAGCCGCCGCGGCTGTGACGGGAGCATGTTTCCCTCTGCTAGAGTCTCTCCAGGAGGGAAACAATGCGTTACGCACTCTGCTGTCTCGTCGTCGCGCTGGCCGGTGTGGCTCCGGTCGCGCATGCTCAGGTGTTCAAGTGCATGGGTCCAGGTGGCAAGCCTACCTTCTCGGATCGCCCATGTGACGCCAACAGTGCCGGCGGCATGATCCAGCGCGAGCGCACCTTCGAGGAAAAGATGAGCGAGCGCGAGCAGGCCTATGAGGCGCAGATGCGCAAGCAGGACCGCCGCATGGCCGAGCAGGAGCGCGAGTGGGCCACGCAGAGCCAGCGCGCAGCTCAGCCTATCGCGGCACCCGTGGTACGTCATTCCGGCAACGATTGGCAGCGGCGCCAAGAATTACGGAATATGGAAACCTCTGCAAGCAGCATCACCAATAACGGTAGCCGTTGGGATAAAGCAGCGGAAGCCCAGAGGGCCGAGGCTAGGCGCGAGGAGGCTAGAAGGCGCGCTGCACAGGCTGGACCAACCACCTTCACGAATTGCAACACTGGCTTCTGCTACGACAACCAGGGCGGCGTCTACCATCGCGCAGGTCCAGATTTCATGACGGGTCCGAATGGGCGGGCCTGCCATCGTGCTGGGAGCGTGTGGAATTGCCACTAGACAAAACAAAACCACGTCACTGTTGGGAGTAGAGATGGCGGAATTTATCTATCGCAGCACGCTCTACGGCCCTCAAGTTTTCAGCGCTCCTGATGAGGGTGGTCCTGTGCAGAAGGATGGGAAAACGCTTTCGAGCTACGGTGGATACGTAACTCATCCTAGCAGTGCGCCTAGCGTCCTAACTGCAGACAAGAACTCACTTGAGGGAGCAGCCCGACGATGGTGGAATCTGCGATTAAAACACTTGGACTCTTACGGCCGCCAAGCCAATGGTGTAAGGCCTTGATCGTCCCCGTATAGGGTTCGCCAGTTACCGCGTTCCTCCGCACAGTCGGGGGGATGGCTGATACCTCTGGACCTTGGGATCAATACCGAACTGGCGAAACATCCGCTGGCCCAAACGACGGGCCGTGGCGCAACTACAGCGGAGGACCGCCGACGCCTGAGCCGACTCGCACCGTCGGCGCCGCCCTCAACGACACCGCGATCGAGTTCGCCAACGCGGCTGCCGGTGGCGTGTCTTCGGTCGGGAACATGATTGCTCCCGGCAATGCTGCCTCCAAGTGGATCGACAAGAACATCATTGAGGCAGGCGAGGCCAAGCAGTCGGATGTGGTGAAGGCCGAGAAGCAGCGCCTTGCCTCCGATCTGGCATCCGCCGAAGGCGTGGGCGATGAGGTGTCCGCTGTCGGGCGGTACATCGTGAACAACCCGGTGCTGGCCGCGGCGCAGGCGGCTGGCTCCTTCGTCGGTCCCGGCCTGGCCGTGAAGGGTGCGACCACCGCGGCGCGCGCGGTCGGCGCTGGCGCGAAGGCGGTGGAGCGGGCAGGGCGCGCGGGCGGCGTGGCCGCAGGCGCTGCGATGGCGGGCGGCGACGCGGCAGGCACGGCGCATGAATTGGCAACGCAGGCCGGTGCTACGGAAGACCAGGCGGTGGCGGCGGGCCGGCAGGCCAGTGTGATTCCAGCCATCGTTGGAGGTGTCGGCGGTGCGTTCGGCGCAGAGAAGCTGCTGGCGGGCGCCAAGGGCTTTTCCGGTGGCACCGTGGCGCGTGCGCTAAAGACCGGCGCCTCCGAGGCGGCCCAGGAGGGAATCGAGGAGGGCGTGACCCAGTACGAGGGCCAGCGCGCGGCCGTGCCCTATGACCCCAACATCGACCCGAGCAAGGGTGTTGCTGGCGCGGCCGCCATGGGCGCGGCGCTGGGCGGCGTCACTGGCGCGGGCATGGGGGCCTTCGACGGCATTCAAGAGGGCATGCGCCAGCGTGGCGCCGATCCGCTTTCCCAGGGTGTCGCCGCGCAAGACGTTGGCGGCAGCGTGGGCCAGGGTGAATCGGGCACCGGCCCGGTGGAATCTCCGGCTGCAGCGCAATCACTTGCCGATCAGCTGGCCGCCCGCCAGGCGCCCGTGCTGGATGAAACGCGCTTGCGCGAGCAGGGCGTAACGCCCGCATCGCAACTGCATGCGTCCGCCATTGATCGCGCCGTCGATCTGGGGAATGCCGATTCATCCACGGAGGGTGCGAGCGCCGAGCAGCCCGATGCCGCTGCGTCTGCTGAATTGGCACCCAAGCCCTCGGAGGCCATGGGCCTGGATGCTTCTGACGGCACGCTGTCGGCCGCCGCCGTGCAGGCGGTGGACTCGGGGTTGCACCAGCAGATGCAGCAGGCTGCGGCGCTGGCCCAGGCGGCTCATGAGGCGCCCAAACCCACTCAAAAACCAGGAGCGCAAACCACACACGGCTCCTGGCGTGGACCCGCAAACCGGCGAGATTGCGCCCGACCCGGGCATGGCCGCATGGTCGGATGCTGACCTGTCTACTGCATTCCGTGGTGCGCAGTCGCGCGAGGTTCGTCTGCAGCTCGCCAAGGAACTGCAGCGCCGCNNCGTCGCCGCGCGAGGAGCAAGCCCTGCAGGCCGAACTCGCCGCAGAGCAGGCCGGCGCGGCGCCGGGCGCCGAGCGCGCCGACACGATCTTTGCCAGCGTCACAGAGGACGCCGGCGCACCACCGGCCAGCTTGGCCACCACCACCGCAGGAGCAACCACCGATGGCCACCAAGCCCCTCAAGCCCAGCAAGCAGGCGCGCAACCAGCGCAAGCAGGAAATCCGACGCCTGCTGCAGGAGCAGCAGACACTGCCGCAGCAGCCCCCGCGCCGGCTGGAGGAAGCAGCCTACAAGCGGCTGGGCTGACCGATGGCCGCGCCACGACTGAGGACGCTGGAGCGCAAGCAGCGGCAGCGCCGGGCCCGCAAGGACAGGCGCAGGGCGAAACGGATGCGCTGCGCCAGCGCCTGCGCGACGTAGAGGCCAAGATCCTCGCCGCGGCGCCCGGGGCCATGGGGCAGGGCGGCGGCGACATCGAGGCGGCGATGAAAAGCCGCAAGGTGCCGGTGACGCTCAAGGCGCAGCGCAAGAAGCTGGTGGACCAGGTGCGCGCCGCGCAGGCGGCGGAGGTCAGAACCTTCGCACCGGAGACTGGCACGCTGGGCATCCCGCGCGCCGAGATGCCGCAGGTGCCCACCCAATCGCACGGCGGCCTGGTGAAGCACCTGAACGCCCAGGGCATCGCGCACGAGACCACGACGGTGAACGCTGCCGACCTGAAACCCACCCAGGCGGAATACTCGCCGGCCAAGGTGGAGTCCGCCAAGACGACGGGCGGCGACCGGGCGGTGATCGTGTCCAGCGACGGCCACATCATCGACGGGCACCACCAGGCCGTGGCCGCGGCCGAGGATGGCAAGCCGGTCAAGGCCATCGTGCTGGACGCGCCGGTGGAGCAGGCGTTGGAGGCGGTGAAGAACTCGCCAAGTGCGCGGCCTGCTGCACGGGATCTGCGCTCGGAGCTTGGCGACGGCGTGGGAACCTATACAGAAAAACTGCAAGCACGCATTGCAGACGCCAAATACAGGCAGGCGCAGGACGAGGCCGTCGCCCCGGCGCTGCGCCGCCTGAACGGCGCCGACCCCGAGGCGCGAAAGAAGGATGTAGAGCGGTTGGAGGGCCTGCGCGACGAAGCGCGCCAAATGGACGAGCAGGCCATACTCGCCGAAGCCCCTCGCGGCTTGCTGGGATCCGCCCGGCAGGAACTGGACGCCAGCGGCTTGTCGCCCGATGAGCGCCTGGCAGTTGTTGAGCAGGCGCGCCAGGCTGGCAACGCCGTGGATGCGGCTGATGTGATCCTGAACGCCGTGGACAAGCATCAGCCTAATTCCGCACCAGCGGGCGACACGCCTGTGGCATCAATGTTCACTGGCAAACCGGACGCGAAGGAGCTCAAGGCCGCTCCGGTGGCCCGTGCAGTGACCGGGGCAGGAACTGAGCAAAATCCATCGAAAGCCACCGTTGATAAAGCGCAGTTTGCTACTGAAAGCGTAGCGACTGCCGAGCCAGCACCTGACCGCATCGAGGACTTCGGCGAGACCCTGCAGGGCGCCCGCAAGATGCTCTATGCCGAGGCCTATGCCGATGGCATGGCCCAGGCAAAGGAGCTGGACACCAAGGCGCACCCGCTGTCCAAGACCTGGCCCGAGCCCGATTACGCCAAGCTGCTGGAAGGCGGCGCGACGCCCCAGGCGGTGTCCATGGTGCGCGCCATGCGCGACGCCGTTCCGACCAAGCCGCAGAAGGACTGGAAGCTCAAGGGCTGGTCCGCCAATGTCGAGGCGCTGCGTGGATTCGCCGAGGACATCTTGGCCGGGCGCAGTGACGCGCAGGCCGTTGCCCGCGAGATGGAGCGCGCCAAGATCCGCAGCGTGGCGGACAAGGCGGCGCTGTATGCGGCTGTGGGGCATGAACGTTCCCTCAAGGGGATCGACCTGTCGGCCGGTCGCTATTCGATGTACGAGGGCGTGAGCTACGACCCGCCGCGCACCATCTGGACGGTGGAGCGCGAGGCCAAGGGCAGCGCCTTCGGGAGCTGGCCGCGCGAACTTGCCAAGGGCGACACGCGCGAGCAGGCCATCGCGGCCTTCAAGCAGCGCGCGGCCGAGTTGCTGGCCGAGGAGGGGGCACCCACCAAGGGGGCGACCTTCGAGATCTACAGCAAGCGCGCCGGCGGCGCCCGCGAGTTCTTCATCGGCAAGAAGATCGGCCGCAACGTGGCCGAACTCAAGGGCGGCTTCGCGGACCTTAAGGCCGCGCGCCAGTACAAGGCAGACCACCAGGGCGAGCTGGAAGACCTGCTGGCCAAGTACAAGGCCGTGCCGCCCGTGCGCAACGCCCAGAATGCGCCGCGCATCGGGGAGGACTACCGCAAGGGCGGCGACGTGACGCCCGAGCAGTTCCAGGAGGCCTTCGGGTTCAGGGGTGTGCAGTTCGGCAACTACGTGGAAGGCCCGCGCCGCCAGCAGGACCTGAACCGCGCCTACGACGCGCTGATGGACCTGGCCGGCGTGCTGAACCTGCCGCCGCGCTCGCTGTCGCTGGGCGGCCGCCTGGGCCTGGCATTTGGCGCGCGCGGCAGTGGCGGAGTTGACGCCGCAGCCGCTCACTACGAGCGCGGCGAAGTAGTCATCAATCTGACCAAGAAGCAGGGGGCAGGCAGCCTGGCGCACGAGTGGTGGCATGCCCTAGACAACTACTTCTCGCGCCAGCGCGGTGACGGCGCGGGAATGATGACCGAGGAATCGCGTCTCGGCGATGGCGTGCGCGAGGAGATGCGGGCGGCCTTCCGAGATGTGATTTCCGCCATCAGCCGCACGGGGATGCAAGAGCGCAGCCTCAAGCTGGACGACCGGCGCACCAAGGAGTATTGGACAACCAAGCCAGAAATGTCGGCACGCGCCTTCGAGAGCTATGTGATCGCAAAGTTGCAGGACCAGAGCTTGGGGAACGATTACTTGGCCAACGTGGTGGCAAATGACTCGTTCGCACTGGAAGGTGCTTACCCATACCCGGCTGCTGGCGAGATGCCACAGATCCGGGAGGCGTTCGACGCGTTTTTCCAGGCCGTTGAGACGCGACAAGACGGCGACGGCAGCGTGGCGCTGTTCCGCCGCGACGTTGCCGAACCATTCGACTTCCAAGCAATGCAACGTGTGGTGCTGGGCCAGCCTTCCGGGTTCTCGGAAGCTGCTCGAGAACAGGCGGTTTCGTCGGTGCGGAAGTCGGTCGATGCCATCCGATCCGCCTGGGGCCCTAATGCCCCGGAGGTGGTGGTGGCGTTCGATATGCAGGACGCCGCGGTCCCCGAGTCTGCGCGCCAGGCCGACTTGCGCCAGCGCAGCGGCGGGGCCACGGGGGCGCCCGAGGGCTTTTACTACCGTGGCAAGGCCTACCTGATGGCCTCGAGGCTGAACACGNCGGCCGACGCCACGCGTGTGTTGTTCCATGAGGTGCTGGGCCACCGATGGCCTGCGCGGGAAGTTTGGCAAGGAACTGGACGCCGTGCTCAACCAGGTGGCCACCATGCGCAAGGCAGAGGTGGACGCCAAGATCCAGGATTACGGCCTGCGCGGGGTGAATGACCTCGATCGGCGTACAGCCGCCGAGGAAGTGCTGGCCGAGATGGCGGAGAAGAACCCGCAGCTGCACTTTGTGCGGCGCGCGGTTGCTGCCATCCGCAACTGGCTGCGCGCGCATGTACCCGGGTTCAAGAACCTGCGCCTGACAGATGACGACATCATCCAGGCCTACATCCTGCCGGCGCGCGGGTGGGTGGAGCGCAAGGACAAGCCTGCCGAACTGCCGCTGCAAGGCGGGGTGGCGCCCGCATACAGCCGATCGCCCGCGTCCCAGGCCGCCTACGAGGCGCGCATCGACGCGCTGTTCGCCGGCGACAAGGCCAAGACGGGCACGCGCATTCTTGATGCCTCGGAGGTGATGGGCCTGATGGGTTATCCGCGTGTGCCGCTGATGCTCAACGAGTCGCACCTGCGCGACGGGCTCGGCAACCACCCCGAGATGACGGCGGTGGCCTGGAAGAAGGTGCCAGGCTGGATCGAGAACCCTGCAGCGGTGTACACCGACCCACGCGACAGCGGACGGCTGATCGTGCTCGCTCCCGAGACGCTTGCCGGGTACCCGGTGATGATGGTGATTGAGCCAAATCCCGGTTCGCAGCGGCGCGGCAAGGAGGGCGCCGTCCCCGTAGAAAGTTTGCTCGTGACGGCTTATGCGAAGACCACGGGAGGCCTGCCGGCTGCCGGCTTCCTGGCTTCCAGCGGGCACCTCAAGTACGTGCACACGCAAAACGCCCCCGGAATCTGGCAGAGCGCTGGGGTCCAATTCCCCAGGCAGTCCACCCTTTCCCAGGGGCGCAGCAGGATTTTAACGGAGAAGCAGCTGGGCGGCTACAGGCGCGCGCAGGAGAAGGCGGGGGGCGATAGCGATGGCGCAGAGGTCATGTTCAGCCGCTCGCGCATGGCAGAGCTCAAGACCAGCGCGCTGGACCATCTCCACCAGACGCTGAGCCACCCGGGCAAAGTCTCCATCTGGGATCGAACAATCGGCACGATGCGCAACCTTGCGGAGCGCGCGCCGGCCTTCAAGCCGGTCTTCGAGACGGCGCAGCGCCAGATCGATGACGTGGCCATGCTGGCCAACGACGCCGCCGATATGGCGCCGCGGCTGCTGCCGCGCGTGGACAGCCTGGGCGACATCCTTGGCAAGGGCCGCAAGAAGCCGATTTCCGCCGCCGACAACAAGGCCGTGGCGCGCCCCTTGTTCGAAGGCACGTTGATGTGGGGGCGCGACCTGGATGGCAAGCCCGTGCTGGTTGACGACCTGCAGCAGAAATACGCCAATCTCAGCGCCGATGAAAAGGCCCAGTTGATGCTGCGCGCCGGCCGCCTCGATGAGGGCGTACTGACGATGTGGCGTGGTCTGCCGGTGGCGCAGTACGAGGCAGCAGTGAACTCGCGCTTTGATGCAAAGGTGCTCAAGGCGGGCGTGGTCTGGGAGGCTGGCGAACTGCGCGGTATGTTTGGCCTGACCGACCAGCAGGTGAGCCTGTACCAGGAGGCGCGCGCGGTAATCGACCGATCCATCGACATGACGGCGCGCGCCGACATGATGCGCGCCCTAGGCGACAACTACGCCCCCATGCGGGATGCCGTGCTGGACTCGGAGAACCTGACCGACGCCTTGACGCTGCTGGTGGAGACGCTGGAGCAGGAGGCCCAGGCCAAACCGGAGGCGCGCGAGCGCCTGGCCGACCACATGCACGGGCTGCGCCAGCGCTACGACAGGGCGCGGGAACTCATGGCCGAGGGCTACGCACCCCTGAGCCGCTTTGGCCGGTACACGCTGGACGTGGTGGATGCCAATGGCGACCGCCAGTATTTCGGCATGTACGAGTCGATGGCCGACTCCAACCGGGCCAGGATCCAGATGGCGAGCGCCTTCCCTGGGGCGACGATCTCCCAGGGCACGATGAGCACCGAGGCCTTCAAGCTGTTCCAGGGCGTGACGCCGGAGAGCCTGCAGCTGTTCGGCAACATGCTGGGCCTGGACGCCGAGGGCAGCGCGGCGCAGGACAAGGCATTCCAGCAGTACCTGCAGCTCGCAAAGAACAACCACAGCGCCTTGAAGCGCCTGATCCACCGCAAGGGCATCGCGGGATACAGCGAGGATGTGGGCCGCGTGCTGGCCAGCTTCGTCTACAGCAACGCACGCCAGGCGGCGGGTGGATTGAACGCGGGCATGCTGGACACGGCGATCAACGCCATCCCGAAGGAGCAAGGCGAACTCAAGGACGTGGCCATGGGCCTGCGCTCCTACATTCAGGACCCGCAGGAGGAAGGGCAGGCCGTGCGCGGCATGCTGTTCGCGCAGTACCTGGGCGGTTCGGTGGCCTCCGCCTTCGTGAACACCACGCAGCCATTCGCCGTGACGCTTCCCTGGCTGAGCCAGTTCGGCGGCATGAAGAAGGCCGGCGCCCAGCTTGCGCGCGCGCTCAAGGACATGGCCCGAGCCGGTACCGACAAGGGCTTCCGCTACGAGGCAGACCTGGCCAATGCCCTCAAGCACGCCGAGGATGACGGTGTGGTGAGCCCGCAGGAAATCCACCAACTCATGGCGCAGGCCCGTGGCACCGGATCGCTGCGCGTTGGCGACGGCACCAAGATGGGTGATGCGCGCGCCGCAGCGTCGAATGCCTGGGAGCGCACCAAGGTGGCATGGGGGCAGCCATTCGCTCTGGCAGAGCAGTTCAACCGCCGCTCGACCTTCATTGCCGCCTTCCGCATGGCCAAGGAGCAGGGCCGGAAGAACCCGGCTGAGTTCGCCCGCAAGGCCGTGCTGGAAACGCAGTTCCTGTACTCCAAGGCGAACAAGGGCCGCTTCATGCGGGGCGCCATCGGCGGCACGCTGATGACATTCAAGACGTACAGCGTGTCCTACCTGGAGCTGCTGCACCGCATGTGGACGCAGGGCGGGCCCGAGGGCAAGCGCGCCGTGGGCTGGGCCATGGCCATGCTATTGCTGATGGGCGGCGCCGGCGGGCTGCCGTTCATGGAGGACGCCGAGGATCTGATTGACGGCATCGCGCAGCTCATGGGCTACAACGTCAGCGCCAAGCAATGGCGCAAGCAGGCCCTGCGCGACATCGTGGGTAAGGAGTTGGCAGATTTCGTGGAGCAGGGTGTTTCCGGGCTGCCTGGCGCGCCGGTGGACGTGTCGGGACGACTGGGCATGGGCAACCTGATTCCCGGTACCGGCCTGCTGCTGTCCAAGCAGAACCGCGAGCGTGACTTGCTGGAGATTGCCGGTCCGGCCGGCGACCTGGTGGCGCGCGGTTTCGGCGGCGTGCGCAAGGCTATGACCGGCGACGTGTCCGGCGCCGCGCTGGAGGTGTCGCCCACGGCTGTGCGCAATGCGGCTAAGGGCATCGACATGGCCGCCAGCGGCATCTACAAGGACACCAAGGGCTACAAGGTCATCGACACAACGCTGGATGAGGCCCTGGCCAAGTTCGCCGGGTTCCAGCCCAAGAGTGTTGCCGAGGTGCAGGAAGCCAACAGCTTCATGCAGCGCTCCAAGAGCTTCTACATCCAGACATCGAGCGAGATCAAGGCCCAGTGGGCCAAGGCCCTGTTCGACAAGGACGATGCGGCACTGCAGCGCGTGCGCGCACGGCTGGATGCCTGGAACCGGGACAACCCGGACCAGCGCATTGTGGTCAAGATGCCCGATGTCTGGAAGCGCGTGCGCGAGATGGGCAAGGACCGCACGCAGCGCATCGCAGAGACAGCGCCCAAGGCGCTGCGCCAGCAGATGCGGGACATGGCGCGCGAAGCAGGCTGACCCTGTATAGGGTTCGACGCCCGCGAGACTAGCCGGAACACTGCAGGCCATCAACCTGCAGGAGTTCCGCATGGCCAACACGAGCTTCCCGAAGGGCATGGAGAAACTGCTCTCCGGCTCGATCAATATCCCCACCGACACCATTAAGGCGGCGCTGCTGCCCGACACCTACACCTACAGCGCCGCGCACGAGTTCCTGTCGCAGTTGGGTACGCGCGTGGGCACGGACCAGACGTTGGTGAACAAGGTCATCACGGGCGGCGTGTTCGACGCCGACGATCTGGACTTTGGCGCGCTGGCGCCGGGCAACAACCTGAAGGCCATTGCGGTCTACAAGGACACCGGAAACTCTTCCACCTCGCCCGTCCTGCTCTTCATCGACACCGCCACTGGCCTGCCCATGGCGACGAATGGCGGGTCGATCACGATCCCCTGGGACGCTGGCGTGAAGAAGATCGCCCGACTGAACCAACCGTTCTTTCCCAAAGGCGCTGAGAAGGTGTGGAGTGGCGCCGTGAACTTCATGGGCGACACCATCAAGGTGTCACTGCTGCCCAGCACCTACGTCTACGACGCGGCGCACGAGTTTCTGACGGACGTTGGCGCCACCATCGGCACGGACCAGACGCTGACGGGCAAGACAGTCACGGGCGGCGTATTCGACGCCGATGACGCGAATTTCGGCGCGCTCGCGGCGGGCTCCACCATTGGGTCTGCGGCGATCTACAAGGACACCGGCAGTGCGGCGACCTCGCCTTTGCTGCTGCACATCACCGATGTGGTGGGGCTGCCGCTGTCCACGAACGGCAGCGGGGTGATGCTGGGCTGGTCCAACGGCGCGGCCAAGATCTTCAACCTGGTGCCGGCGTAACAGGGGCGCGGCATGGCAGAGCGCTTCTCCAACAATGCCGTCGGCACACTCGCGTCGGCCCTGGACAATGTGGAAACGACGGTGGCGCTGGTCAGCGAGGCCGGCGCCGCGCGCTTCGCCGCGCTGGACGTGGGCGACTTCCAGCGCGCGACGATCACCAACCCGGCCACGCCGGAGGCCTTCGAGATCGTGCGCATCACCGCCAACGAGGGCCTGTCGCTCACGGTCGAGCGCGGGAACGATGGAACGACCGCCGCGGCATGGCCCGCCGGCTCCAAGATCTCGGCCCGCGTGACGGCGGGGATGCTGTACGCCATGACCAGCAGCGGCCTGCAGGCGGATGACCGCTACGGCGGTCAGTTCAAGACGGCTGGCGCCGGCCTGGTGGTGAACGGGCGCGCCGACTCGACCAATGGGGTGGTGCAGCTCGGAGGCTACAACCTGCTGCAGAAGTATGGCGCCGCCGCCACGGAGGCCTACGGCGCGGGCAAGTTCTGGCAGGACAAGAACATGGCCCACGAATCGGTGGGCGGCTCCCCCTTCGTGGACCTGAAAGACGCCGCGGCGTACACCTGGGCCTCCAACGGCTACTACACGGACGGCAGCATCGTGGCGCCGCCGACCCCGGACGGGTTCCTGTACCTGTTCCAGTCCCTGGATTGGCGCGCGACGCAGACCACGACCCTGCCTGGCTTTGACGGGTCCGGCTATCCGGTGGACGCACTGGGTGCCGACAACGCGGTGGTCGGCCAGTGGCTGCCCCCGTGCCCGTACGCCGTCTCGCACTTCACGCTGGGGTTCACCGGGGTGGTGGGCGGCATCGTCCTGAGCGAGGTGGGATTCATCTGCACCGATTACGGGGCGGGCACGGCGCCCGTGGTGTCGATCGGCACCGACGCGGCGCCGACCTCTCTGGTCAACAGTGTGGCGCTATCGCAGATCGCGGGAGCCGGCCAGGTGCACCGCTTCCCGGTCAATCCCGCCGGCGAGCCGCTGAGTGCGATCAAGTTCACGCTGAACACGCCGTCGGACGCGATGTTTTACGGGCGCTTCTACTGGCGCGGGTTCTTCCTCCCGCAATAGGCTGACCGATGGGATACGGCCTCATCAACGGCGCGCCCATCAATGGCGCGGACACTCAGACCACCGAGGGCATCGACCTGGCGTCCGCGGGCCAGGTCACGGCCGCGTCCGTGTTGCTTCCCGCGGGCGCCACGCCCTTGGAAATGGGTGCGCCTTCGGTGCAGATCGTCATCCATCCATCCGGCATGGACCTGGTGACAGCCGGCCAGGCACAGCTTCGCTACAACCAGGCACTGCAGCCGGCGGGCATTGAACTGATCACTTCTGGGCAGGCGGCCATGGCCCAGCAGCTCCTGGCAGCGGGGGCGGTACCGCTGGAGTTCGGGCAGCACCGCGTGCGTAGCGGCACCGATGTAGCGCTGAAGGTGCCAGGACAGGATCTTGTGCGCGGCGGTATTCACGGCATGCTGGTTGCGCAGCCGGCACCCAACATCGTGATGCTGGCCCAGGGTGCCTACCCGCTGGAAGTTGGTGAGCCTGCTGTTGCCGGCGGGACCATCACGCTGCAGGCCGCTGGCGCCGCGCCGTTGGAGATGGGTGTGCCCGCGGCGGGCATGACGCTGAGCGCCGTGGGCGCACGGCCGTTGGAGCTGGGCGTACCCGAAACCCAAGTGCGCCTTGATGCGGTCGGCGCGCGCGCTCTCGAGGTAGGCACGCCTTCGCTTGCCAGTGGGCTCAAGCTCGATGGACTGGACCTGGTGCGCGCCGGCGTGCCCAGCATTGGGCTGGGCGCGGGCGTGCTTACGGCGGCCGGCGCTTGGCCGCTGGAGTTAGGTGAGCCGGGCATGCCGACCGTCATGCTGCAGGCGCGGCAGGCCTTCCCGCTGTCTGTTGGCCAGCCCTGGATTGATCGGGGGAGCGCATGCTGACGTTTGAGAGCTTCACGGGCATCAACAACGTTCTGCCCGAGCACCGCATGAGCGGCAAGGACTTGGTGCAGGCCCAGAACGTAGACATTGGCCTGACGGGCGAGATCGTGCGCCGCGGCGGATACGCTGAGGTATCCGCGCTGTGCCACAAGAATGTGCACGAGGCCTCGGGCTTCATGCTGGCCACCTGCGGCAGTGCGCTCACGGCCATCCACCCGGACGGTGCGCGCCACATCATACACCCCGCCATGGGCCCCGAGCGCGTGTGGTACTGCGACCTGCCGGATGGGCGCACTACGTACACGAACGGGCAGATCCACGGCGTCACGGACGGACTGATCGGCTTGGACCGCAGCGTGGAAGCGCCGGAATCGCTGGGAGCGCCGGATGTTGCATTTGGCTCGCTGCACCCCGGCCAGTACCGCTACCACCTGACCCATGTGCGCCTGGCAGATCGGCTGGAAGGGCCGGCAGTCAGCTCTGAGCCCATCGAAATCGCCATGGGCGGCCTGCGCCTGGATGGCTTGCCCGTCGTGGAAGGCCACGCCATCAACGTCTACCTGAGCGGCCAGGACGGGGAGGGCGCTTACCTGGCCGGCGTGGCCACGGGCGGCAGCTTTGAATACACGGGAAACAATGCCGCGCTGGTGCTGCCCTGCCGCACGCTGGGCGCGCAGGCCTTTCCGGTGGGCACGATCACAGCGTTCTGGCGAGGGCGCGTGCTTGTGGCCCAGGGCGAGGTGCTGTGGGCCAGCCGCCCCAGCGTGCCGCACCTGGCCGACTGGCGCGACTTCAAACCGCTGGGCGCGGCGATCACTGTGATTCAGCCGGTGGACGACGGTGTGTATGTGGGCACTGCAAAGGATCTCATCTTTCTGTCGGGCACCACCTGGGATGGGCTGGGGTTTGTGCCCACGCGGCGCGGGCCCGTGGTGCTGGGCTCTGGCGTGGCCGCGCCGGGGGACCGGATCAAGCTGGGCGATGGCACCGGTGCGGGCACGGCCATGCTGTGCATTGCGGGCGGAGAGATCGTTGCCGGATTCGCCGGCGGCCAGACCACGAGCCTGACCAGCAACCGATACCGCACCACGGCCGCGGAGGTCTGTGCAGCCTTCCGCGAGGTGGGCGGCATCCCTCAGTACCTGGCGGTGCCGCAATGAGCCTGTGGAATCCCTTCACCTTCACACGCGGCGGCGCGCCGGCGCAACTGGGAGCCACGCCGCCGGCGCTGCGCGTGGTTGGGGGGCCTGCAACGGCAACGCAGCTCGCCGCCGCGCGCATGGCATTCAACCGCTTCTGCGGTGTCGTGCGCACGTCACCGGTTCCCAATCCTTCGGAAATCGGCAGTCTGGCTGATGGCACTCGCTACCAAATCACCGTGGTGGGGCCCTCGGCCACGATGACGATCTGGCCGGTGGCTGAAGAGCAGCGCATCGGCGGCATTGGCATCACGCTGGTGGATCTGGCCGGCAATGTCATTCCCTCGCATTCCAAGGACGGCGCCGGGGCGCAACCGCAGCCGTACATTCTCGTTCCCAAGGTGGTTCCCGGGACCAGGCGTTGCACGGGGGAGTGGACCATCAAGAAAGTGGACGGTTACGCTGGGGGGAAGGCGGTGCACAGCCACGCCGACAAGCGCAACTACCTCACCTATGGGTTCGGGGGGAGCGGTTTCTTTCACGAACGCGCAGACCCCGGCCATTGGCGTCAATAACAGCGCGAACGAATCCGCCAGTGCGCTCACCGTCGGGACCATCTATGTGAACCAGGAACCCGTGAGTGTTCAACTGCTGAGTGCACCGGCGCTGCCGTTTTTGCGAAAACGCATCAATGGAGAGTCCTGGCTTATGCGCCTCGCGGTGGACTATGCACCTTCCCACCGTCTGCGGTTGTACGGGGAAAAGCTCAAGGACATTCAAGACGCATCCAAGCGAGCGGGTGAGCTGTTCTTTGGAAGCGTCGAACTGCCGACTGGCGCCACGATCATCAGCACGTCGCTCTCCGCTAGCGCAGATGGAAACCGAGTACGGGCCGTGACCATTGAGCGCGCAACGGTTGATGTTTCCATCTCCGATGGCGGACTGCGGATCGAGTCGATCACCGGGCAGCCGTCCAAGATTCCCGGATACGACAACAGCTCTAGCAGAGGGGACGGGGACTACATATACACGGTTACGGACCGGAAGAGCGAGATCAGCTTCTCGACTGCCGCCTACGGCTTCAATATCGACGGCAGTGCGTTCACTGCGACCTTGGGTGGCGGTGGCAACACGGTAAATGGGTCAGGGTACCAGTACGAGATCCTGGACGATGGCGACACGCCTGGCGACCCCACCGACGACACGCGCACGTACGGCACACACCTCAACGATGTGTACCGCTACCCATCTTCGTACTTCAAGGTCAACAACAGCGTTGTCGCCACTCCCGCGGGGCAGGGCTTTCACACCATGAATTTTGACGCCGTCTCCAAAGGCCTGGGGCGCGACAAGACGCTGTCTGTTTCAGGCGGGGTGCAGAAGGGCTTTCTCACTCTGGGAACGTTCGTACTCTTCGCCGACGCGCTGAATCTGCTGCACGTATCGGTCGTCAGAAAGACCGCCTCACGCTACTCAGGCACCTATGCTGTTGGGCAGACCCCTGTCTACGTCGGAGGGGAGATCGCGTATTACGAACCGACGCCGGTCCTCAGCCCGCCGGAGCCCGAGGCGACGGTGATCGAGGAATCCTGGGAGCTGACGGTCGTGTGCGGTAGCGATGAGCTGCTGTCGTTCGACACGGGCGGTAAGACGGCCGGGTTCTTCGACGTGACTGTCGCGGCGGATCCTTTCACCGGCGCCGTGTGCGTGAACCTTGTTGAGTACACCACGTCCATGAGGACTACTGCAGTGCGCAGTTGGCTCTTCCTTGCCGACAGCACGGGGGGGAAGTTCTTGCACGAGGCCGTCAAGGAAGTCGCTGACAGCAGGGACATCAAGGCCATCCAAACCACGCTCGTCTCCGTATGAACACCATCGTCTGCAACACCCTCACCGGCGCTGTCTCCGAGTACGACTGGCCAGCATTCCAGAGCATCACGCCGACTCATGCTGGCGCGGCCACCGGGCTGTTTGCCTTGGGCGGCGACACTGACGCGGGAACACCCATCGTCTCGCATATCCGCTTGCCTGGCACGCTGCGCGAGTCCACGCTCAAGCAGTCGATCCAAATGGTGTACCTGTCAATGCAAGGCGGCGGCAGCGCTTGCTTCACCGTGCACGGCGCGCGCGAGAGCTGGCGTTACCCGTTCCCGCTGCGCACCAGTGGCCAGACCCGCTGCCCGGTGGGCCGCGGCATTCGTGAGAACTACCTGGGCTTCGGCCTCAGCAACCCCGCCGGCCAGGCCTTCACGCTCGACCGCGTGGAGATTCTGACCAGCGCATCCAAGAACCGGAGGGTATGACCATGGACCTGAATGGACCCGCAGAGATTGTTGAAGACAAGTACGACCGGTCGGTAGCGTTGGCGGAATCCGCCTCGCAGGAAGCCGCTGCGTTCCAACAGGCGCTCGCCAACAGCGTCTATCAGCCGTCTCAGATCAGCGTGCAGTGGCAGACGCTGGCCGCGCCGAACCTGCCGCCCATTCCCAACATGCCGGCGTTGCCCATGGAGAGTTTCGCGGAGCCCGGAGGGCAGCCGGGACCGCTGACGGCGACCATGGATGACGTGCAGATCGATGACTTCGACATCCCGTTGCCAGCGCTGGATTTCGGCCAGGCGCCGGAGCTGACCATTGGGCAAGCGCCCGTGCTGCCCCAAGTGCGCGACGTGGCCATCCCCGACGCGCCAGACATCACGCTGCCCGACGCGCCGCAGTTCCTGCAGTTGCAGACGCACAGCTTCGCGGGCGTGAACCTGCACGAGGACTGGCTGGATAAGCTGGACGACATCCCGGAGCTGTCCATCCTGCAGCCTGCGCCGTTCCAATACAGCCCAGGTGCACGCTATGCCTCGCAGCTGCTGGACAACCTCAAGGCCACGCTGAACGCGCGCATCCAGGGTGGCACTGGCCTGGTGCCGGCAGTGGAGCAACAGATCTGGGACCGCAGCCGCGACCGTGAGACGCAGCTTGCGCTGGCGCGCGAGCAGGAGGTGCTGCGCGGCGCCGAGGCGTTGGGCTTCCCGTTGCCCTCGGGCGTGCTGGCCGGGCAGCTTGCCGACGCGCGGCGCGAATACCACGACAAGCTGTCTGGCCTGAGTCGGGACATTGCGATCAAGCAGGCCGAGCTGGAGCAGGCCAACATGCGTGAGTCCATCCAGTTCGCGCTGCAGCTGGAAACCACGCTGCTGGAGGACTGCTACAAGCTGGAGATGCTGGCGTTTGAATCGGCCAAGACCGCGGCGGACAACGCCATCGCAGCCCACAACGCCGCGCTGGAACACTTCAAGGCGCTGCTGGACGGGTACCGTGCCTATGCCGCCGCCTACGAGACGGTCATCAAGGCCGAGCTGAACAAGGTCGAGGTGTTCAAGGCGCTGCTGGCGGCCGAGCAGACCAAGGCGGACATCAACAAGAGCCTGGTGGACCGCTACCGCGCCGAGATCGAGGGCAGCATGGCCACGGTCGAGATCTACAAGGCCCGCGTGGGTGCCGCGCAGACACTGGTGGAACTGGAGCGTGCGCGCATCCAGGCCGGCGGCGAGCAGGTGCGCGCCTTCGTGGCCACGGTGAATGCCGAGACGGCCAAGGCCGATATGTACAAAGCCCGCGTGGGGGCCGAGGCCACCAAGGTGGAGGCGGTGGGTGCGCTGGCGCGCGCCTACGGCTCCAAGGTCGGGGCCCAGGCCGAGCGCGCGAGGGTCGAGGTGGCGAAGTTCCAAGCGCATGTGGCGGCCAAGAGCCTGGAGTGGGACGGCTGGAAGGCCCGGCTGTCTGCGGCAACGGCCCGCATCGATGCTGCGGCGCGTCGCGCATCCATCGTCGTGGATGGCTACCGCATCGGTGCACACGCAGCGGAGGCGCAGGCCATGTCCTTGATGCACCGCTGGGGGGCCGAAGTGAAGCAGTACGAGGCCAGCCAGGAGCTGACGTTCCGCGTGGCGCAGGCCAATGCGCAAGCCGTGCAGCATGCCAACGATGCACGCATGGAAGCTGCCAAGGTGATGTTGGCCACGTCGATGCAGAAGGTGGCCAGTTCGTGGAGTGCAGTGTCGGCATCGGCCGCGATCAGCGGCAGCGTCACGCAAAACATCTAGCCCCCCGTATAGGGTTGGACCCTTCGTCCGGGGGTGGGAACACTGCCGGGCATGAGCATTCCGGCACGCCTGACCTTCCACATCTTGCAGGGCGCCACCTTCGCGGAAGCGTTGGAGCGCGTCACGTATCCCTACCCGGTGCGCTTGGAGTGCGGACGGCTGGTCAAGGATGACGGCAGCGCCGCATCGGCAACCGATGCGACGCCCGAGGACTACACCGGCTGCACCGCCCGCGTGCAACTGCGCCGCGACATTGATTCGCAGGACGTGATAGCCGAGTTGACCACCGAGAACGGTGGCATCGTGCTTGATGGCGCGTGGCTGCGCCTGAACCTCACTGCCATCCAGACAGCGACCTTCGCGTATGGCATCTCCGCGCCCGCGTGGGAAACCTGCATCGGGCATGTGGAAGTGACCCGTCCGAGCGGCGAGGTAGAGCGCCAATACGAGCTGACATTCGTGTTGCACCCGGAGGGCACGCGGTGAGCACAGTGGTGTCGCGGGAATCGCCGCCTGTCGTAGTCCGGCAGGACCGGGCTGTCGTCGTCACGCGCGAGACAGGTGAGACGGTCGTGGTGCGGCAGCCAGCCGCGCCCGCTGTCGTCGTGACGCGTGGCAGTTCCTGGGCCGGCGTGGACCACTGGGGCCGCNNGGGCCTGCTGGCGGCGCCACGCTGATCCCTGTCGGCTCCACACCCCTGAGCGGACACAGCGCCGTCGCACTGGGCCCGGATGGCGCGCTGCAGCCGGCCGACTGCACGCTGTCTACGCACCGCGGANCCGTGCTTGGTGTCGTGGCCAACGCATACGCCGCTGGCGCCGACGCCGTGGTGTCCAACAACATCCCGCTGGAGCACGCCGGCTGGACCTGGGTCCTGGGCCCAGTGTTCGTGGGCGCCGGCGGTGTGCTCACCCAGGTGCTTCCTGTAGGAGCGCTTTTCTCTCAGATCGTGGGCCAGGCCGTCTCCGCGACGCGCGTGCTCATTGACGTTCAACCACCCATCAACATTGCATAAGGAGGCACCATGGCCGCCAAGAAATTTCTCCGCCTGGTTGGCGGTGTCTTCACCGAAATCTTCGGCATCCAGGCCAGCGCCGGCGCGGCCAACGCCGGCGACATCGTGGCATTGGACGACACCGGGCGCATCGATGCCTCCATGATGCCGGTGGGCATTGGCGCCGATACGGCATCCATCCAGGCGTCCGAAGCCCTGGCCTCTGGAGACTGGGTGAATGTGTGGGATGACGCTGGCGCGTTCAAGGTTCGAAAGGCAGACGCCACCGTTGCAGGCAAGGATGCGCACGGCTTTGTGCTTGCGGCCGTGGCCAGCGGAGCCAACGCCACGGTGTACTTCGAAGGCACCAACACACAGGTGACCGGCCAGACCCCGGGTCCAGTGTTCCTGCAGACCACGGCAGGCAAGGGCGGTGCGACGGTGCCCAGCGCCTCGGGCAATGTGGTGCAGCAGATCGGCGTGGCGGTTTCTGCGACTGCCGTGAACTTTGAACGCGGCACGCCCGTGACGCTGGCTTGATATATGGCGCTGCGCCGACCTCTGGCCCTGATCGCAGGGCTTTTTCGTGAGCTGCCCTTGGGAGATGCCATACCCATCGAGGCGGGGGGCACCGGCGTGACCACTGCCGCGGCGGCGCGCGACGCGCTGGCAGTGCGCGAGAAGCTGTCTGCTGCGCGCACGTACTACGTCCGCACCGATGGCAGCGATGCCAACACGGGGTTGAGTAACACGGCGGGTGGGGCGTTTGCGACGATTCAGAAGGCTATTGATACTGCAAGTGCGCTCGACAACGGTGGATACGACGTAACGATCACCGTAGGCGCAGGCACCTTTACCGGAACGAACGTCCTGAAATCTTTTGTGGGCGCCGGGAAGATTGTGATTTCCGGGGCGGGCGCTGGCAGCACTGTAGTGCAGGTTTCGACAGCGAGCACGGCCTGTTTCTCATTGCCGAGCGGTAGCGACCGCCCGACTGGTCGGGACTGTACGACATCGTAAACATGACTTTGCAGGCAACAGAGGTGGGCTGGTATAGGCATCGACCTGGGCTGGGGCCAAGGTGGAGTTGTCACTTTCGGGGGTGTTGAGTTCGGTAGTTTCCCTTCAGGAACGCACCTGCGAGCAGGCCGTGGGGCGCTGCTATCCAATGCAGCCAGGGACTACAGTATTAGCGGCACCTCAGACCATCACATTTTTTGCACTGACGGCGCTCAGGTTCGGGCGCAAAACGCGACTGTGACGCTATCAGGCACAGTTAGCTTAGGTATTTTTGTTGTCGCTGAACGGCAAGGTAACGTGCTGTGCAATGGCAACACGTACACAGGCACCGCTTCGGGCAAAAAATACCAACTGAAGGCGCTTTCCTATGCGCTCGGTGTTTCGACCTTCCCCGGTAGCACTGCGGGCACCGCAGACGCCACTTCCGTCGCAGCGGGGTGATTCAGATGCTGACTTATAAGCTGATAAACGAGCACTGTGTTTTGGCGGTGGCTGGCGACTTGGAGATGCGTATCTCCACGTTTGACACGCCCGAATTCCCGAACACGAACCCCGACTACCTGGCATACAAGCAGTGGCTCGCAGCCGGAGGCGTGCCTGAACCGGCGGATGCGTCTTCGATCGCTGCGCTTCTTGAACAAGCCAAAGATGATCTGCGCGAACTGCGCAAGCCCATGCTTGACGCGGTTATCGGTATCGGCTGGCGAGCCAGCGTGACTGGAAACACCGCTTTATCGGATGAGGCGGTGGTGCTTTCCCAGGCGCTGCTCGACATCACAGCCGACCCGGCACTCAACGCAGCGACCACTTACGAGGAAATGCGCGTGGCCGGAGTCACGGCCTACAAGCGCATCGCCGCGACGGCTAGCCCGGAACTCGCCATTGTTTTCCGCGAAATCACAGGAGCATGACCATGAGTCCATTCACCACCGATTTGCTGATCGTCCTCGCGCTCGTGTTTCTCATTTGTGGCGGCCTGATCGTCTGGCGGGTCGGGCCGAAGAACCTCCCGGCTTACCTGCGCACCAAGGATGGCAAGGGCGTGGCGCGCGGCGTCATCCTGGCACCCACCATCATCATCCTTATCGCCTTGGCGATGTATCTGCTGCCGGGTAAGGCCCGTGCCGATGCGCCACTGAACCTCGAAATCCCTGGCACATGGTTTGCCGATGCAGGCGTGTTCATGGGCCTGGACCGCACCAAGGGCGTGAGCCCGCAGTGCGTGGCTGGTGGCTATGACGACCGCAGCACCTCCAACATGGGCGTGCGGCTGAACGTGTGGGAATCGCCGTCGCGCCTTGTGCGCGTGAATGCGAAGTACACCCACCACTCCTGCGCCCTGAACCCTGACCGCAACGGCTACGACGGCGTGGGCATTGAGGTGGAGTGGCGGATCTGGAACCGCTACCGTTGAACTGAGCGGGCTCGCCCCCGTATAGGGTTCGACGTTCAGGGTGACGCCCGGAATCATCCGGGTCCATGAAACAACGTCTCGTCACCCTGCTTGCGCTCGTGGGGATCAATCAGCACCTGAGCGCGGAGCAGCGGCATGACTTGGCGAATGCCGCCATGCAGACTGCGCCTGGCGCTGCGGCTGCCGGCGGCGCCCGGGTTCTCGGCCTGCCGCTGAGCGACTGGGCCGTGATGGCAACCATCAGCTTCGTGGTTCTGCAGGCCGCCTACCTGGTTTGGAAGTGGCGCCGCGACTACCTGCGCGAGATCGAGCGCAAGGCCATGGGGCGGCCCGCGCCGCGTACGGATCTCGGCGCGCTGGAGGCCGACGAGTGAGCACCGCAGCCCGCGGCATCCAGCCCAAGGTAGTGTGGGTGGCGGCCCTTGGCGGCTTCGTCACGCTGCTCTCCCCGGCCTTGATCGAGCACCTGCAGAAGTGGGAAAGCGGAAAGAGCAGGGCGCTGGTGGTCTATGAGGACAAGCTGGCGGGCAACATCCCCACCGTTTGCAACGGCCTAACGCGCCATGTCACCAAGACGCCCATCGTCGTGGGTGAGCGCTGGACCGAGGGAAAGTGCATTGCCGAGGAAGCTGCCGCCATCGAGCGCGTGCAGCGCGCGCTGCTGCCGTGCTTCAAGCGCCTTCCGCCGCCGAGTGTGCTGGACATGGCCAGCAGCCACGCCTGGAACCTGGGCGCACCCGCGACGTGCGGCAGTGGCGCCATGCAGGCTTGGAATCGTGGTGAGTGGGAGCGCGGCTGCCAGCGCATCAGCCGTGGCGACGATGGCCGCCTGGTGTGGAGCTTCACCAGCCATATCGACCCGCGCACGGGCCAGAAGGTTTACACGTTCCGCCAGGGTTTGGCGAACCGGCGCGCGGATGAAACGGCCAAGTGCACGGGAGGCCTGCTGTGAAACCCATCCTGATCATCCTGGCAGCGGCCGCACTGGCGGGCTGCACTGTGGTGCCTGTAGGTACCGCGCATCGTGCGTGCGAGCTGCTGCAGACGGCTTCGACCGAGGCCGACTTGGCACCCGCCTGGTATCTGCAAACCGGCGAAGTGCTCGAGGTATGTGGGCAGGACCGCGCCAAGGCAGATGCAGCAGTCCGCGCCTGCTTTGCAGAGGCCCGCAACGGGTACCGCGACAGCAAGGAATGCGAGGCTGTGCCTTGAACCTCACCCTCATCACCCACCTGCTGGCCGCTGGCGTGACCGCCGCCGCCGTTTGGGTGTTCCAAGACGCCCGCATGGACGCCGCCGTGGCCGAGGTCGCGCCTGGAGCAGTCAAACGAGCGCCTGCGCGCCGTGGCTGCCGCCCGCGCCGACGAGCGCGCCATCACCAAGACCTACGTGGAGGCCCTGAATGCTGCCCGCACTCGTGAAACGCTTTTGCGCACTGAAATTGACCATCTGCGCCATGTTTCTGACGGCCTGCGGGACCAAAACGCCGACGCCGCCCGCCGACTCGCTGCGGCTCCCCCCGCCGCCGTCCTTGAGTACGCCACTGCCCTCGGAGTCGTATTCGAAGACTGCCGCGCGGCGTATGGATGGATGGTCGAAAAAGCTGATGGGCACGCAGGTGATGTCCGCGCCCTCCGCGCCGCCTGGCCAGTAATCCCGCCCCGGCCGGATGCCGGGTCAACACCCTGAGAAAACCATGACCCCTACCGTCATCAAACCCACCGTTGGCCGCAAGGTCTGGTATCGCCCCCGCGGCATCTCCTTTGTCCAACCCAACGGCTCGGTCTTCGCCCCCTCCGACTACGGCGCCCAGCCCATGGACGCAACGGTGATCTACGTGTGGGGCGACCGCATGGTCAACCTCGACATCACCGACCACGCTGGCAATCACTTCATCGCCACCAGTGTGACGCTACTGCAGGAGGGGGACGACGAACCCGTCGGCGCCTACGCCGAGTGGATGCCCTACCAGAAGGGCCAGGCTGCGAAGACTGAGGCGTCAGAGAAGGCGGCTGCGCCTACCAGCAATGAATACCGCAACCCCAGCCAGCGCGAGCAGCTGGAATGGGCCCTCGTTTCCGGTGCGGCAGCTCACTTGGCGACCGCGCCGAATGCTGCTGGCGCCATAGCAGGAGGCATTAAGAAGGTGCTCAACGAGTTGCATCCACTGCCGGCGCAGGAAAGCTCGCTTGCTGGATTCAGTGCGGAGGAAGTCTCGCGCAGCAAGGATCACATCGGCATCGTGTTGACCAAGCTGCCCGTGGCGGACCCTGGCGCCGACTCCCTGGAGCGCGAGATCCAGGCCAAGGCCAGCGTAGCGCCGCGCGTGACGCCTGCCGACATCGAGGCCGAGATTGACAGCGTGCACTTCTTCGTCGCCAGCGATGCCATCCAACACGAGAATGCCATACACGAGCACAAAGACGGCTGGAAGCTGGGCGCTACGCAGTTGCTGACGTTCTGCGTGATCCAGTTGCGCAACGGCTTCACCGTCACCGGAGAGTCCGCCTGCGCCAGCCCGGAGAATTTCGATGCCGAGATCGGCCGGCGCATCGCCCGCGAGAACGCCATCAACAAGGTGTGGCCACTGCTGGGTTTCCGGCTGCGCGATAAGCTGGCACGCGCCGAGTAGGAATCCCCCTGTGCAGTTGGCAAATTGGCACAGGGTAAAATTCCACACTGTTCATATGCCGGTTGGTGAGGGGCAGTTGGCAGGCGTTGTAAGGCCTTGATTTATAAAAGGGTTCTAATCCCTTACAAGGCGTAGGTCAGCGGTTCGACCCCGTTAGCACCCACCAC